GCGCTTCCTTCGAGCGCTTACCGCTCATTCATCATCAGGCGTCGGATCTCCCGAAACTCCTGGCTTCTCTTCGGTGTCGCCCATCACGCGCACGACGCTGCGATGATGCGTGAAGGTCGCGGTGTAGAACGGCTCGTCGCAGTCGACGCACCTCACATTCACCTCGGCCATGAACTTGCCGGAGTCGAGCAGCCGATGCACGTTCACAGCGGCGGCGAATTGCTCGTGCGCGCACTCGTGCGGTTTCTTCATTTGTTCACCACGACCGGCACATCGGTGCTGCCGTACGATGCCTCCGCGTCCCATGCTCGACCGAGCGCCGAGAGACGCGCAAGCAGCAGATCGTCTTTGGCTATCTCGATTTCGTGCACCATCGACGCAATCGGGTCCACCACGGCCTTCGTGAGGGCGTCGCTATGGATGCGCCGCAGGTCGTCGAGCATGACTTCGGCGTGGCGCTCGCAGACGATCCGGCCACCGTCACGCGCCTGAAAGTGCAGGCGATAGCCGCCGTGCGAATAGTTCACGAACACGTGCAGCGTGTGACCGGTGAGCTTCTCGAACTCGGCGGCACATGCCTGCTTGGTCACGCGAGCCAGTTCGGAGAGCCTCACGCGACAACCTCCTCACACGCCCAGATGTGGCGATGGAAGCTCCAGCGTCCATACAGCCGCCTCTCCACGCCGGCCGGCGGCTCGCCCGGAACGGGCTCCGTCCACCCTGGCTTGTCTGGCCACGCGAACCGACGTTGCACAATCGCGCCGTCGCGCGACCGGAACGGCACGATGAGCGTGCGGGCGGCATCACGGTAGGCCGTCGATACGCGACCGCGCCACACGACCGTGCCGCGTGTGTCGAGACAGACGACCTCGCAGGTCACAGGGACCGTCACGACGGTCGGCTCCTGGCCGAGGCGACCGTAGACAGTGTCCGAGACCGGCGTCGCCGTCTCCACCGGCACTTTGACGAACGGCAGCACACCGAGCGCCGCCAGGAAGGATCGGCGCTTCATCGTCGTCGCGCGCGTGGGCTTCATTGGTTGACCTCATAACCGCGATAGATGGCGCCGACGATGCCCAGGACGAATCCGCCAGCGACCCCGCCGAGCCAGAGCGCCTCGCCGAACGTCTGCAAGGCGGAGTGCCACCAGATCGAATAGGCGACCGTCGTGACGAGCATCCCGAAGAGCGAGACGAGCAGGCCAAACAGCATCCATCCAACGAAGACATCGCTCGGCGTGTGGGTCATGGCTCTGCCTCCCTGGCGCTGACGTCCTTGGACGCGGCGTCTGCCTCGATGCAGGCGTGGCCGGCCATCGCAATCAGATCGCAGCAGTACGAGCACACCAACTTATGCCATTCCTCCACCGACAGATTGCCTTGAGAACGCGTTTCGAGCATCTGCCCCGATGGGAACCAGATTTTGAAGTGGAACTGACCACGTTTGAGTGGCATTACCGGATGCGCTCCCAGATCGCCGTTGCGCTCTTCCCTTCGACGTCGACCGTCACGAGGCGCCAGTTCCAGCCCGGGTTCGCGGTTTCGAGAAACTCGCTGAGCTTCTTCAGGTCCGTCGTTCGAGCAACGACGTAGCGTGGTTCGTTCATGTGATCACCTGCTCACTCTGTTAATGGCATCGCTGATGGAACATGCGTTGATGCAAAGCCCCAAATACGCCGCTGCGGCGACGTACCACAGGGCGTGCTCGATCCTTCGTAGCGCGTCGATGAGACGGTCGTGGTCGTCGCTCACTCGCAGCCTCCACCTCGGAAGATCGGGCGCTGCGCGGCGAGCTGGCGCGCGAACAGCACGAGGTTGGGTTCCCGCGACAGGCCGAGCCACACGCCGGGCGTGACGTCCTCGTATCCTGGCATCGGCTTCGTCCAGTCGATGGCCGCCGCGCGCTGCGCATCGTCGAGCCCACGATCCAGGCGCGACATCCGGACCTGTGCGGCGGCGTCCTGACGCCAGGACGCCGTGTCGCGCACGTAGACGTACTCGCACCGGTCGTACTCGAGCCCAGACGTCCACAATTCACGGACGAACCGCCAGCGGTGACCACGGAACGTCGTCACCGACGCTGCCATCGACGGCGATCCGCCGAAGTACGTCTCCTGCAAATCGACGATGTCATGGCCGTCGGGCCCGGCACCGACGTAGCGGTGCCAAAGCCCGTGGCCCTTCATCAGCCCCGGATATGCCACGCGATCGGCCATCGGTGGCGCGTCCGGGTGTTCACACACCGTCGACGGGCACGGCACACTGGCGAAACACGCTGGGCACTTCGCCACCGTCAGCACTTCTTGCCGCCCTTCTTCGAGCCCTTGCCCTTGCCTTTGCCCTTGCCGTACATGGTCACCACCTCCCTCCGATGTTCGAGAACCTCTGGCAGCAGCTGCAGCAGGGGAGGTTCCAACCTCGCGAACAGGCGTCTGAGGTAGGCCCGCCACTGCGCCGCCGTGCGCGGCCTGCTGGTGTTCGCTGTCGTCCTGACCGTCGCCATGGTCACACTCCCACTCCGTTCGCGTCTGCGGCCGGAAGAACCGCGCATTCGCCACGATCAGCCGGTCCTTCCGGTGCACGCGCACCCCGCCACACGCGCAGACGTATTCGTCGCGCTCCGGCACCCAGCGCGCCGGCACGTGCGAGCAGCTCACGGGCGATACCCCCGCACGGCACGCAGCCACGCGCGCACGATGTAGGCGAGCGCCCACCCAAGCCCCACGGTCGCGAACGCGTCTGGCCAGGAGGTCGGCTCAGGGCTCACGACGTCGTTCCAGGCTCCAGCGCCGGCGGTCGAGGCACCAGCAGATTCACCGTGGGCACGTTCGGCACGATGCCCTTGATCGGGTCGTGCGCCACCAGGACGTTGACCTGATAGTTCGTGGTCACATCCCCGATGAGCGGGTTATCACCCTCCGGCCCACGCCCGAAGGCGCCAGCCGCCCGCAGCTCAAGCCCGCGCGCCGCAATGACGATCTGGGCACTCTTCACGCTGCCGCGCATCGCCTGCGCCACGTGCTTGCGGATCATCAACTGGTAGTCGTCCTCGTTGAGCGCCTTGATGCGCTGCTGGTGCCACGCCCGAAAGCGCGGGTCGAGGCGCCATTCCCACAGCGTGAGACGGCTCATCTTGAGCTGCTTGCAGATGGCGGTGTCGCTGAACGGTTGATTGTCGAGGACGGCGGACTCGACGGCCAGGGACCAGGCGACCTGCTTCGCCGTGGGCGACCACGGGGTGGTGTCGCTTTGTGTCTCGGGACTGAGGCTAGGCGCGCTTACGAGCGCGTCCGTTGGCGCGTCGGAGCCCTTCGGCGATGTCTTGCGCGAGCGCCGGGAGCGAGGCGATCTCGGCGGCGTGCTCGCGGATTTCTTTCCCGAACGCTTCGTAGTCATGGGGCACCGTCCGTAACTGCGGGCGCCCATCCTCATGCAGGCGCCGTTCGCCAGTCTCCGGGTCCTCTTTACAGCGCAAGTGCTGCAACTCGTGAGAGATCAGATGCTGCTTTTCCTTCGCATCGAACGACTCCCACAACGCCGCGTCGAGCACGATGCACCACTCGGGTTCGTCACTGCCGAGCACGGAGGCGACGAAGCGCTCGAACAGGAAGTCGTGCACATCACGCAGCGGGCCGCCGCGACTCTTCGGCTGGCAGATGAATGCCTGGCACGGGGAGCCGCGTAACATCGGCTGCTTCTGACTGCCCACCACCACAATCCGCGCGCCCCGAAGGTGCACAAAGTCGGGGTCGATGTTCCGTAACCGCTCGACCAGCGCCTGACCTTCCGGGTGGAGCGCGTAGGTGTCAGCGAACATTCATGGGAACGAGGGTACAAAACCGACCCCCATACCGCCCAATCAAAAACGAAAAGGCGGCTCGAAGGCCGCCTCGGCTTACTTGCCTTCCTGCAGGTCCCGGATGGCCTGCGCGATGTCGCACAGGATATTCTCGCGGCGAGCCTCTCGCCAGATGTCCGCCGCGCTCGTCGCGGTCAACAGCATCCGCCCGTCGACCGTGTGCACTTCCGTGGCGATGGCGCTGCCGAGCATACCGTCGCGCACGCTGACAATGTGCAGCGGGTTCACGGCGCTGCGGCCGCCACCCGTCAATTCAATCCAGATGAACATGGGGTCAGTCCTCCAGGGATGCGTCCGGGTGAATGATCGTCGCGCCGCCGGAGCGGCACGACAGGCAGGGTTGCAGCCACCGCGGCCCGGCCAGCGAGACCAGATCGTGGTGGCAGTCGAGCGGAGCGCCACACTGCTCACAGCGCGGCGCCACGAGCGGGGGGAACACACGGTCGAGCAGACGGAGATACCAGCGTCGGATGATGCCCATGGGGGGTTAGGCCGCCTTCCGTGCGCGGTGTCCGAGGTTGGCCGCCAGCAGCGCAGCCGCGACGTGCGGCGGCACGGAGTTGCCACACATCCGAGTCTGCGCCTTCTTCGAGAGCTTCGTGGGCACGGGCAAGCCGAGGTCAGTGACCGTGACGACGTGTTCGATTTCGTAGTCGTGCTCAACGACTAGGCGGATCAAGAGTGAGCTCGCGCTTGACGTTGGCGCGAGAGTGGACCCACCGATGGCATCGAGCACAAAGGAGCACAAGGTTGTCCAGTGCGAGGCGAAGCTCTGGGAAGGTTGCCCATCCGCCGATATGGTGCACTGCGTATCCGGGACCGCGGCGAACCCGGTCCAGGCATCGCCGGCAACAGCCACCGTCTCGCTGGAAGACGGCGCGGCAGGCCCTGAGCCATGGCTTTGATGCGTAGAAAGCAAGCTGCTCTGGCGTACAGCCGCCCTTCCAGTTTGGCGCGCGTGGACCGGTAAAGAATGCTCGCGAGCAAGCATTCGAGCAAAATCGCCGATGTCGGTAGGTAGGGGAAACGAGACGCCCTCGGCCGCAGAACTCGCAGACGAGGGTGACTTTTCTGGACTGCGTAGCACCAGAACGTGCTGCCCGCAGTCGATACGCGCATTCACGACTACAGGTGCGACGTTGTGGGCTTGAGGCTCGGACGAGATGTGGCCGCGCGCAGACTTCGCACGGTCTCGACTCGCGAGGGTTTGGCGGCCGCCCGCCGCCTGGGTTGCGTGGTCGCGCCATACCTGAATCTCCGCCTCGGTCTTGAAACTAGGAAAACCCTGGCAGCGGAACAGCTCGCGCGGGGTCAGCATGCGCATCCCGATGTCGACGATGGCGTATTCCTCGCCGGCAATCGTGACCGTGACCAGCCCGAAGCGCTCCTTGGTGGTGAGCGTGTCCACCGGCGCGTCGAGCGGACGGCCGGAGACGTTGGTCCCGAAGTACTTGACCAGGAAGGCCGTGACGAGCGCCTTGTTCTCGCGGCAGACGATGGTGTCGACCGGGCGCTGGAGCTTCTGACCGGTGGCCTCGTGACCGCCGTTGTGCTTCGCCAGGAACGCGGCGACGAGCCCGAAGCGGTTGGAGGTATGCAGGCTGAAGTCGATGCACTCGGCCGCCGTGCGATAGGGCTGGCGCTTCGGGCCGTGCGTGGGTTTCGGCCACACGATCGGCTGACCATCGAAGCGGACAATGACGAACAATCGCTTGCGGCGCGTCGGGGCGCCGTGCTCGTCAGCCACCAGCTCGCGATACTCCACCACGCCGCCGAGGTTCTGGAGACGCGACACCCAGCGACGGAAACTCTGCCCCTTCTTCGCGGCGTTGGGTCGCCCGTCCTTGCCGAGCGGACACCAATCGCGGAACTCTTCCACGTTCTCCATGAACAGCATGTCGGGCGGGCGTCCGGTCGCTTTCTTCAGCTCGACGACGCAGCGGACCAGCTCCCACGCGAGCCCACGAACGCGACGCGCGCGGTTGCGGTCGCGGAACGGTCGACCGCCGCGCGCCTTCGAGTGATAGGTGCAGTTGTGCACGATGATGCCGTCCGCGACGAAGCTCTCGTCTTGGGCGACGCTCAGGTTGTAGACCGTGAACAACTCGGAGCCGGTATGGATGCGTTCGCGGATGGGCGCCCACAGCAGGCCGTCCTCGACCGCAGTGTGCGCGTGCGATTCGGTGATGCTCTCGCGCCATTTCACCGACCAGGCTGGACGCACGTTGACGCGCCGCCCAGCGATCTCGTCGGGCTGATTGGTCCTCAGCACCACGTGCGCGGCGTGACCCAGCGAGGCGACCAGCGCCTTCAGCCCGAACGCGAGCGCCTTGGAAACGGTCGTCGCGATTGTCAGCGGCGTGCCGACGCCGTGCGCTACGCACCCGTCTCCGGACAGGTAGCCATCCAGAAACCACTGACGCGACTCGACCGACAGCCCAAGCAACCACCCAGGGATGGTTTTCTCTGCAGCACCGTGGCCGAAGTGCTCACGGAGCCATTCAACTAATCCCCGATGGCTCGTCGAGAACTGATAGGCGGTCCCTGTCTCCCGCTCAGTCCACGCCAACTCCCCTGACCGGCTGCGTGTGCCAGCGCGTGGCCACTGCGCCAGCGACTCACGGAGGTCGTCCGCCTCGTGGCGTCCGCAGGTGAGGACGAGTTCTGCGCGCACGTCTGTGAGCCGCGTCCAGCCGTCGGCGACGTAGCGACCGGCAAGCCAAAGCAGTTTGAAGTCGACCTGTAGTTCACGCTCGCGATGCACCGGCACCGCAGGCGCAGCCGCCCCTGGGAATGTCGTCGGCGACGCCCAGTACTGGCCGCGCTCAAGGCTCTTCGCAGGCGCCCAGTACGCCTGGCTCAGGCGCCTCGCCATTCCGGCGCCGCTCGTGCGGTGCTTCACGAGGAAGGGATGCTCTCCACTGACGAACAGGCCGGGGTGACCGAGCCCACGCACCTGGAGTAGCGGGCGCTCAGTGCTCATCGTGTTCGTGACGCGGCGCCACCGTTGCTCGTGGGTCAGCACTTCCTCGCCAATTTCGATTTCCTCGATCGGCACGTAGCCGCGTCGCGCGAGCACCATCGTGCCGGCCGGGAAACAGTCAGGCGAGAACCAGGCGAAGCGGCAGTGCTTGCCCGTGAGCAACGTGCCGTAGTCGACCGAGCGGATGTTGGTCTGCACGTGGCGCGTCTTCGGATGGTTCGCGGCGTGCATCGCGAGCGCTTCCGCGTCGTGGTTGATGGCCACGTCGGGCGAGCGGCCGGTGGCCCACTCGATCCCGACCGAGGCGCCACCACCACCCGCGAACCCGTCGATACAGCCTTCGTCGTCGTAGAGCCGGACTTGCGGAACGCGGGGCTTCATCGGACCAGCTCCTGAATCTTGTCGGCGATCCGCTCGACGTCGGTCGACGTGCTCGGGATGCCGAGGTTGGCCGATTGCATGACGTCACCGAGGCCGGATACGAGGTCGGCACCCCATGTCGGATTGGCCGTCCCGATGTTCCAGTCGCGCCCGGCGCCGGCAGACACCTGCAGGAACCCCGGGTATTCGACCGTCGCGGTGATGCCGCGCTTCGCGAGCGCGGCGACCACGGTCTGAAGGTTGACGGATGGCGCGGGTGTGCCGGTACTGAGCACCGGTTCATCGGCCGCCACGCCCATGTGCGACGTGCCGATCACGAACGTGCACAGGTTTTCCACAGCCTTGAGTTCGGCCAGGAGTTCGGCGTGCTCGTCAGCGCCGTCCGACGTCTGAATCACGACGTGGGCCCGGCTGACGATGTCTTGCAACTGGCGGACAGTGAGCGTGTTCATGTGATCTACTCCCAGCCGCGCAAGAAGCCGGCGATGTCGGGGCCCCAGACGTACCGCTGCGTGACGGTGCGACGGCGCGTGGTGAGTCCGACCTTGGCGCGTTCGAGCGGCGCTGACTCACGCACGAGCATGAGATTGACGAGCACCGGGGGGATGCCCTCGGCGATGAGCGCGTCCGGCGTATACGCCTCGCGGTGACGCGCGATGAAGGCCAGCACGTTCCGCACGGCCGGCGTCAAGAGCGGTTGCACTTCTGAGTGTCTCATGTTGCCAACGGTAACACGGCAGTGTTGCCATTGTCAACTCTACCTGTTGTCATCGGCAACTCGGGTATGAGAGAATGGCGGCTATGACGCTGACGCCCTGGACTCAAGCGCAGTGGACCGCCGCCGCGAAAGCGCTCACGCCGAAACGCCTGCGGGCTCGGCGACTACAGCGCCTGCTCACCCTCGAACAGGTCGGCGACGCGATCGGGGTGAAGCGGTCCACGGTCTCACGGTGGGAAAACGGGGACCGCGACATTCCGCCCCTGGCCCTGCGGTCCCTGGTGCAGCTACTCGACATCGACATCTAGCGTTCACACGTGCTCCCTAAGCACTCGAAGAACCTCGGCGACCCCGGGATCACGACGCCCCGCATCACCGTGAGGTCGCCTCCGGGCGGTTCCGCGTTCAACTGTCGGCGCGGTCCGCCTGATCCGGTAATCCCACGACTCGGCCAGATCGCGTGCTCGCTGTTCTCCTTGAACGTCTTGAGGCGCACCGGCATCGGTGGACAGTCATTGCCGCAACCCACCGTCAGCGGAACGCGCATCCAGAGGTTGACTTCCTCCCCACGGTCGCCATAGAGGATGATGACCGCGTTCCCGGTGTCGCCCGTTTGGTCGATCCCGACGCGATCGATGTAGTCGACGCTCCAGCCCGGTTGCACCTCCACGCTGTTGCGGCCGGCCTGGAACGCGATGATCACGAACGCCGCGAGCGCGACCACGTCGAGAACGATGCGGACCCCTGTTGTTCTCCCTTGCGTTACCTCGTTCATGACTGCTCCTGTGCGTGCTGGTTCTGTGCGTACTCCGGGTGCTTGTCCTTCATGTGCGCGGCGAGCTGCTTGAATGAGCGATGACAGCACGGACAGACGCCGTGCGCGATGCGCTGCTCCAGACGCTGCTTAGCGGCCTTGGCTTTGCCCGCTTGGATGGCGGCACCTTTCGCGCGTGACTCGGCCCACTGCCGGCTGCTGCGCTCAGACTCGACGGCTTGGCGCTCGCGCGCGAGCTGCTGTTCTAGCTCGGCGATCCGCTTCTCTTCCTTCGTCTTGTCGAAATAGCCCTGCGAATGCCCGCTTGGGCAGTAGAACGGCTGATGGTCTTTGCGTCGCTGGTTATCGAAGTCGTTCGGAACGGCGAATATGATCCCGCATCGACAGCACTCCATCACCCACAGGGCCGGCATCCCGGCCACGTTCGTGATCGTCGATCCCATGTCCCTAGCCTCCAGTCTCCATTTCAAATAAGTTCTGCTGCCCCTTCGGCGGCGCGGCCGGCACGAGCACCCTGGCGCCCTGGTCGTCACGCAAGCACGGCGGGCCCGGCGAGCTACCCTCCATCCGGATCAACCCCCTGGCGAACGCTTCCATCGTCAGCTCGCCACGCAGCACGCGATCACGAAACAGGTTCACGCCCGGCTTGTGACTCACTGTCGGTCACGCCCGATCCTTTCCGCAGCGCGTGCACTGCCAGCGACACCGCCGCGTGCGTGGTGGCGCCGACATCAGCGCCACGTAGTGGCCCAACGCCCGGCAGCGCCGCACCCAGGCCGGCGTCTGCCGTTCGATCTCCTCGGCCCGGCGGTGAAACTCTTCCGCCAGGGCCTCCGGGACGTGGACGGGCTCGTCTTCGTAGTCGTACGCGTCGAGCGCGACGCGGCTCCCGTGGTGACTCATGGCTGGAACCCGCGTTTCGGGCCTTCGGTGTTCGCCCACTCGCGCCAGCTCGTGGCATCGCGCGCCACGTCTGCCGAAGGCGGATCACTGGCCAGGCGATACTCCGCCGTGACGTAGCGACCGCCGCCGAAGCCGTTACGCCCGCGCGAGCAGATATGTACCCATCCGGGCTCCGCCGTGACCTGATACACCGCGATCGTCTCGTCCGAGCGCGGCGTGTCGGTGAGCTGGTCGAGCGCGTCCCACGTGCCGTCCTTCGCCTGCACCGCCCGTAAGAAGAACGGGGCACGCTTGAGCAGCAGCGTCACGCCTTCGGCTGGTCCGTCCAAGAAGCGCGTCATTTCCGTCTGAACTCGTCGGCCGCCTGGCAGGTGGCGAAGTGCGACTCCGCGTTCGAGAAGTAGGCGATGACGCGGTTGGTGCCGGCCTCGCTCTCGCTCTTGCGCGGCACGGCGCCTTTGTCCATCGGCATGCGCTTGCCGTTCAAGGTCTCGTAGTAGTCGATCTCCGCGCCGCACTTCGTCGACTTGCAGGTGCCAGGCTCTTTGCTGTCCTCGTAGAGCCGAATGAGCACTTCCTTCTTCTGGGGGGTTGCGGTCGTCATGTGAGCCTCCTCGTCACGATCCAGCCCGGCGACGAATGCCCGCAGTAGATGCACCGCAGGCAGATGTGTTCGGGTTTAAGGTGGAGCTGCTTGTAGTGCCCGCCGTTGACGAGCACGCACCAGATCCAACGCCAGCGCTCGCGAAGCCTGGCGATCACTTCAGCAGTCCCAGCAGGGCGTCGAGCGCGGCCACCTGTTTGCGCACGTGCTGCGACTCGTCGACCATCTTCACGGCCGCTTCGCGGATCAACTGCAGACCGGCGACGGTGTCATCGATCAGGCGAATGATGTCGGTGTCGGGTTCGGGCAGCTCGGTCGTCGGCTCGACCGAGCGGAGAATCGGGGTGGCCTTCGCTGGCATGTCTGTCGTCTCCTGCGCGTCGCCGCGCTCGATGTCGAGAGCTTTCGTCAGGGTCCGTCGCACCGCCCCCGGCGAGAGCGGTGAGAAGGTGCAGAGCAGGTGTCGGTGTTTCGCCTGTTCGCGCACGTTGTGCGACAGGGCGTGTGAGAGCTGGTTCGTGAGCAGGATCGCGCCGACCTCTGCCGGCACAACGCGCGACTGGTCCGAGACCGCCCGCTCCGTGCTCGGCCAGAAGAGCAGCAGCGGATGCCGCCGCAGCTTGTCGTCAAAGGTGCCGGGCGCAGAGCCCACGATCAGGACGCGGTGCTGCTGGCGCATCACGTCGGCCACTGCGCACGCAAACTCGTCGCTCTCGCCGTCCTCTGGGTGCCGATACTTGCCCTCATCGGCGAGGTAGGCCGCGTTCGAGTGATAGCCAGCCGGACGGCGGGTCAACTTCTCCGGCCGGCGGACGCCGGACACTAACGCCTCGCTCATCTGGGTGCCACGCCGTGGTTGATTCGCGACGGCCGCCAGCGCGCTCGTGTCGCGCGCTTCAAGAAACCGGCTCGGCGCGACAACCATAGGCGCATCGGCCGGCGGCTTCGTCATGTCGATCGTGGGCTCGTCGAACAGGCTGGGCGTGTGCTGCTTCATGCCGCCGCCTTCCGTCGCCGCATCCGCTCCATGGCCAGGGTGTAGCCGTTGTGATGGCCGAGCCGGTACGCATCGCCGAGCGTCTTGCAGCTCTTGAGCGTCACGCGCAGACGTTCGATGAAGCGCTGCCGATTCGTGGCCCATCCTTTCGCGAACGCGCGGCGTGCGCCGTCAGGGTGCATCGCGTGCCAGTGCGTCTTCGCGCACGACCGGCTGCAATACGTCTTGCGACGCATGATCTGCTTCGCTGAGAGCGGCGCGGTGCACCAGCGGCAAGCCGTGCGCGTCATCCGTCCTCTCCCTGTTCGCGGTCGCGATCATTCGCCGCACGCTGCCCGTAATCGAGCGGCACGGCCGTCGTCGCTTTGGTGAGGATGTCGGTGAGTGATTGCTTCGCCAGCTCCGACACGTTCGATGTGAACGCCTTGGCCGGTGTCGGCTTGGGCACGATGGTGAGGCGCTTCGTAATCGACAGCGCGGGGAGGTTGGCCGGCGGCTCTTCGCCGAGGGCCTCGTTCGCGCACAGCGCGCAGTAGACGTGCTTGCCGTTCGACACCCACCGGAACGGTTCCCCGGCGCCGATCGTCGTCGTGCAGACGCTGCGCTGGCACTTCAGGGGCCCGCGCGCGATGTCCCACTTGTGGGGGCTCATGAGGCAAACGCCTTTCGTTGGGCTTCACGCCTCGACATGCCTTTCGCAATCAGCTCATTCATGCGGGCGGTGCGTTCCTGCTGACCCCATGGGTCAGGGTTTTGATGACGGCGCCGTCGGGAAACCCCCTTCTCTGAAGGGGGTATGGGGGTAGTACCTGATCCGCAGATCGCAGACGAAGACGAAGAGCTTTTTTTGGGTTCTGGTTTGGGTTTCGCCAAAGGAAACCCAGAAATAACGCCTGGGTTTTTCCGAGGCCGTCCACCGAGCGCCCCGTTCTTCCTTTGTTTTCTACGAAATAGCGTCTGCTTCCGTCGCTCAATTTCCATGCGACGGTTTCTGTACTCTCCGTTGGAGTTTTCAAACTTGTGCTTAATGCGTGACCAGACGGACACCGCGAGTGCACCATCTGGGATCATCATTAGACGAGCTATAAGCTCATCGTCATCGCCAGGGAGAAAGCCGCGATCCCACTGCTGAAACAGCATGGTCCAGTAGGCGCCGCGCTCTTCCAGTGTCATCGTCAGCATGCCCGTCAATGCGTCCTTGGCGTAGAGTTGGAACGCCGGCGGCTTCCCTTTTTTCTTCCGCTTCTTCGCCAACGTGTGTGTCGTCCTTATGAGTTAGGTGCGACTGCCGTGAGCACGCGCCGTCGCCGCGCGTCTTACTGTCTAGTTGGCCGCCACTACCTCGAACCGGGCTCACGTCGCTGATCACGAACTCGCTTCATCGACCCCCCACTGACCAGCGTGCAGGGGCTTCCGCCGATTACTGGCCGCCGCGCGAATCTCAATCGAGCCGGTTTCTCTCCCACCGGCAAAGTCACGCCTCGCTCGCCCGGCGTTCAGCAGCGCGCGTGGTGTCTTCTAGTACTAGGTGCCGGCGCCGACCTCGGCGGCCTGCTCCTGCGTGGCGCCATCACCCTGATCGGATGTGGCCGGCGTGGCGTCGGTGGTCGCGGGCGGTGCCGTGGTGTTCTGCGGCTCGCTCGTCTCAGTGATCGTGTTGCTCTGTTCGTCGTTCATACGGGGGCGTCCTCCGTGCTACGTCTCCGCGTTCATCGCGAAGCCGATGTTCATGTGACTGGTTGGCGTTCCCGAACCGGCGCTCCGTGTGCGAGGCGAGCGCGGTCCACTTGAACGCGAGCGGTTTATTGGCGTCGGTGCCGATGATGGCGATGCGCTTGTTCTTGAGCAGCCCATTGCAATCGCGGCACACGTGCGTCACGTTGGCCGACGTGTGCTTCACAGCGCGTTTCGCCGTCGAGCGCGGCTGCATATGGTCGTGCGTGCAGCCGCCGCCGAGTTCGCAGCGCCGGCCGCAACAGCGACAGGTGCGCGTGCCGTCCCGCAGATCGACGACGGCGTAGGTCGCGCGCATCTCGCGGTCCTCGTCACGCTTCCGCTGCCGCTTAGTGAAGTGCAGCCGGACCGGTTTCGGACAGGCCACACTGCCTTTGCCGGGCATCTACCTGGCGCCTCCCGATTCGATCGCCGCCCACTGACTGGCGGGGATCGCCTCGACGATGCAGGTCTCACACTCGTCGGCGATGATCGGGCGCACGCGGATCGTGTTGCCGCGGTTGCGCTCCCAGAGGTCGAAGTGGCCGAGGTCGCGCAGCTCGTCGTAGTGCTTGCGACAGGTCGTCTGGTCGAACACGGTCCGCCCGTGCTTCACGTAGGCGACGTAGATAAACGGGGTGTCCGGGGTGATCCGGGATTCGTCGACGGCCATTTACGTCCTCCGGCCTTTGGCGCCAACGCTGCCCTCGTCGAAGAACTGCACGCCGGGGATCTTGATGGTGTCTTTGTCGGCCTTCGCCCGCGCACGCAGATACACGTCGTGCGGCAGTAGCGCCTCGTGGCTCACCTTCCCCTCCGCGACGGCCTTAATGAGCGCCATCTTGTCGGTGACACGGAACGTCCACTTTTCCGCCCCCCGATTCTTCGTGGGGCCGGCCTCGGCGAGCGCGGACGACTGGTGATGGATGACCGGTGCCGGCGCGGTCGCGGCGTCGAGGGCGAGCTGCTGCGCCTGCGCCTGTGTCTCCTGGGCCTGCGCTTCGAGTTCGAGCGCGGCGTCGCGCGTGTCCGCGCGCATCGCCTCCGCCTCGAGTCGCGCGGCCTCCGCGGCGGCGGCCTCGGCTTCCTTCTTCAGCCGCTCGCGTTCGCGCTCCTGCGCCTCGCGTTCGAGCCGCGCCTGTTCCTCGGCGGCTTTCCGTTCCTCGGCCGTCTTGAACGCGTACCAGCGCTTCCCAAGGATCTCCAGCGCGGCCTTGATCGGATCGAGATATGACTTCCGCTTTTTTGTCAGCCCATCCCAGGCGGCGTGGGCGCGTTTGATGTCGTCCTCGAAGAACCCTTCGATGGCTTTGGCTTGCGCCTTCAGCGACGCGATGACCTCGTCCGCTTGCGCGAATGATTTGGCGTCCACGACCTGCAGCGCTTGCGCGGCAGCGACGATCCGGTCCGCCCGGTGCGCGAGTTCCTCTTCGCGCGTCTGCACGTGCGGCGTGAGTGCTGATGGCATGTCCACCACGACCCCACTGACCACGGGTGGCGGCGGGTCGGGCGGTTCCGGCGGGTCGAGCACCGCCGTCGGGGCCGGCGGCTCGGGCGGATCCCAGGTGTTTGGATCCCAGGTTGGTTCAGGCGGCTCGAAGTTCATGGGACCTCCAGGTGTGGCCCATCGCGGCGTGTGACCACGTCACATCCAGGGCGGCACGGAAGATGCGGAAATCGCGCGGGTTGGTGAACTCGTGCACCGTGTAGGGAATGCGGCGCTCTGGGTGGAGCACGACAGACCACCGGCCGAGCACTTCGCTGTTGCCGGTCTCGTCGCGATAGAGATCGAGATAGCCGGCGAGCTGCAGTTCCACGCCGGTCTGGTCGCCCGTCTTGAGGTCGAGTACGACCTTGCCGCGGCGCCGGCCGAGATCGACGAGGGCGATACGATCGAGCGTGCCGGCGTACTTCAAGCGGCTGTGCACGCGCCGCTTCTCCATCTCTAGGATCTCGACCTTGCGCGCCAGCTTGAACGCGCGCCAGGCGAGCACGTAGGGCCAGATCGCCGTGCTGACGGTCGCGTCGTCCAGCGTGCCCTCGTCGTCGTAGTGCGTGGCCAGGTGGACGGCGGTGCCGCGCTGTCGGGCGTACTCAAGGTGATCGGGCCGGACGTATTCGGTGATGTGCTGCCAGAGCCCGGTCTTGGGGTCTTGCCTCCAGCTCCGATACCGGTTGAACTCCAGGTTCTGCGTGACCGACGGGATCACTTCGCCGTTGAAGCGATATTCGTGATTCAGCTCACCGAAGAACAGGCCGGGGGCGGTGGCGATCATGACGCTTGTCCCCGCTTGCCGACATGGCAGATGGACCACGCGAAGGCCGCGAACGCGAGCCAGATCAGGACGGCCACGATGAGGACCCTCACCAGCCACCTCCCTGCGCTTCGTGCAAGCCCTCGCGGCGGCCGTCGGCGAACGCATCGCGCGCGTCGCGCTGCGCGCCCCGTTGCTCCTCGAACAGCTCTTTGCGGTGCCTCGCGGCCGTGACGGCGCGGTGTCTCAGCACGTAGGCGACACCGTCGAGCGCGTCGCAGAACTGCGCGAGTGTGAAGGCGCGCTCCCCGTAGGCGAAGGACGTCGCCGTCACGAGCGCGCCGAGTGACGCCATCCACTGGCAGCGCGCGCAGAGGGTGTCACCGGCCAGGATGTAGCCGCCGCAGTGCGTGCAGCGCGTCACAGCCGCACCAGTTCGGAGTATTCGGCCATGCCGGATCCGTCCTTCGGCTTGGCGAGGATCTCGACCGGGACCTTCTTGTCGCGGAACTCTTTCGCCTGGATGACGCGGGCGTCCACGTCATCCCAGGCGTAGTAGACGTTGTCCAAATCGTCGACGACGAGCGCGAAGTAGCGACGGCGCAGCGCATGCGCGGCAACGTACTCCTCGCTCTTGCCGCGCGTGCCATTCGACTCCATCTTCTCGACGGTCTTGATGTAGCGCGCGTTGACCGCTGGCTCGGGCGGCGTGGGCGGTTCGGGGATGCCGGCGGGCGGTTCTCCCTTACGCTGCGGCATCTGGATCTCGGCCTGCGCCTCGATCACTTCGGCGTCGTCAATCGGCGTGGCCGTCTCGGTCTCGCTGGCCAGTAAGCCCAGATCCTGCGGCAATGCCACTTCGGCGCGATCGTCGAGCGAGAGCGCCCGCTGTGTCTCGACCGACGTCGGCAGCAGCTTGCACAGCTGCTTGAGCGCCGTCTTCTTGAACATCCACTCGCGATCGGTGTCCCACGGTGACGAGCGCTTGGCCTTCACCGAAGCGGAGCGCGCCTTGATCTTCTCGACCTCGCGCGCGGTCATCACGACGATCTGGAAACTGCCGTCCTTTAACCGCGCTGCCGCCCACACGTGCGTGATCGGGCCCGGGTCTTCTTGTCCGTCGTACGGGACGTGCTCCAGCATCGGCGACGTGCCACGCGAGTAGCGGAATTGGTCCTTGGCGTGCACGACCTCGGCGTCAATCGTCGACAGGTCCCCGGAACGACGGACCAGCGTCACCAGCCCGCGATAGCCGGGGATGAACTGCACCTCTTTGCGGTCCTTCTTGCTGTTCCAGAACGGCACGAGGTACGCCTGACCGAGGACGCCATCGGGCACGAGCCCCAGCTGCGCGGCCTGGAACACGGCGCCCAAGAGCGTGATGTGGTCACACTCGAGGAGTTCTGGGTTGCGCTGCACCGCCGTGAGGACGACGCGGATCATGTAGCTGACCGGAATGCCCTGCGGCAGGGCGGTCGCCAGGCTCTTCTCGGCCTGCTGCAGGAGGGTCCGGACGTTGGTGAACCGGTCCCTGGCCAGCGCCTGTTGAGGCTGCACCGGAACCGGCGCAGGAGTCGTTACGGTCGCCATGGCAGGACCTCCACTTGTCGGACGTGAGTGAAATCGGGGATAATCATGGGCACTCGTCTCCATCTCAACGCCTGCGGCCTAGCCACCGCAGGCGTCTGTTTTTGGGGTTAGCCTTCCGCGACGGCGGTTGGCGCTTCCTTCTCACGCAGCAGGCGCGCGCGCTCTTCCGCGATCAGATTGCTGGTGGCCTCGGCCGGCGGCTCCACGGCCGGCGGCTCCGCCGCCTTGGCCGCCCGTGCGGCGTCCTCGATCAGGCGCTTTTCTTCGGCGAGCCGTGCGGCCGCTTGACCGCGCTCGATGTTCACGCGCTCCCACCGCTCGTCGCGTTGCGCGGTCGTCTCGTAATGCAGCGCGCGAATGTAGTCGACCGACCGGGTGTCCTTGCCGCAGTGCTCGCACACCGTGTCGCCCGCGATGTGATAGACGATCTGCTCCTTCGTGGTGGCCTCGTCGATCAGATGCTCGACGATCTCGTCCTTGATGTCCGCCCACGCACAGCGGAACAGAAACTCCGCATTTGACCTCATCGCCAGGACGGCCACGTTGGTGTTCGGCAGGCGATACGTCGTGCCCGCGTACTTCCCGAAGACGACCACATCGCCGACTTCCACTTCGACCGGCAGCACCTGCCGCCGCTCGGCGTCATAGAGCCCCGGGCCAATGGCGAGGACGATGCCCATGTGGCTCACCTCCTTGGCCTCATCGGGGATCTCGATGCCGCCCGCGGTGCGGGTGGCGTCGACAAACCGGAGCACCGAGATGATGTCGTTGCGCGCCTGCCAGCGCGTCACGCGCGTCGTCGTCTGGAAATCCTTCAGGTGTTCATGGACGGAAAACATGCGGCTCCTTTGTCTTAGTTGGTGCGACCGTTGGCGCTCCGCGGCAGTCGCGTGCCGTGTGGCGCGTCAATCTTGGCGGTGATGTCCCCGTTCGCCTTCTTCGCGACGGCGACGCCCAGCTGCAGCGTGACGGCGATGTCGAACACTTGCGACGCGGGGGTGACGATCAGTTGATTCTCCCGATACCCGTGCTCCAGCAGCGTCGCCAGGTACGAGCACGTGAGCAGGTTGCGCTGATTCTCCGAGTGCTGCAGACGCACCAGCAGCGCCTTCAGGTGATCGAGGTGTGCCATCTTCCGGCTCGTGCCGGTGACGATCGCGAGGGCCTCCTGAAACGCCTCCTGAAACGGATCCGATGGGGCGTTGGGGCTCGTGGCGGCGTTCTGATCCTGATCCATGGGTACGTCCTCGTCGCTTCCTCACGCCGGCCAGCCGGCCAATTTTCTGCACCGTGCTCTTACTCAGCTGGTGCCGCCGAATCACGAACACTTGCGTTTCCGTCTGCAGGTCGCGCACGATCGCGGCCCACCGCTCGGGGCTCATCGACTTGACGATGCTGTACGGCCGTGGCACCGATGTCGCCACACGCGCCGTCGACTTCACTCCCTGCACCCCTGGCGTCCACACGTCGGTGTGGATCACCACGTCGCGTCGCTGCGCTTGCAACGCCGCGGCCTCGTCTAACGTCGCCACCCGGCGACTGCAGCCATCTGGAAAGACGGCCAGGATGACCACCTACGCCCGCCTCCGCTCCGCCGCGACACTGCGCAGCGCCGCCTTCGCCGCCCGCGATCGAACCGCTCGCAAGCGCATCGTCGCGACCACGCGCTTCACCGCCACGAGCACGTCCGCATCAATCTCCGCCGCGGAGATGAACCGCACGCGAAACCCGCGCGCCCGTCCGTAGCGCCGGAGGAAGTTCTTGAGCAGGTCGTCGTCGAGCGCATCGAGCCGATCGACACCGAACGCCTGTGACCCTCCCCGCATCTTCGAGAGCGTCTGTTCACTCACGCCGAGGTCGATCGCGACGACCTTCGCTTGTCCGTGCTGCGCCAGGGCGTCGTCCAGGCACCGCAACGCGACCGAGTTGCCGTTAGTTGCCGCCGCCTGGTTCGACTTGCTGTCCGTTGCCATCGCCCCACCTATCTGCACGTCAGGGGAAACGTGAGGAAACGCATTTCCGTGGTCTTGCCTACGCACTCCGTTCGAGACTGTCGACATGTCGACACACGCGCATGTCTTGCGTGACGCGCACGCCGAATACCTTGCCGCCGTCGATCACGAGGTCGACGTGTTGGCGACGCACGAGCCATCGCCGGCCGGTCCAACCACGGGGGAGTCCATGACGTTTCACGAACTTGCGCGCCGCTTCGGTGGCGCGTTGGCCGCGAAAGCGCAGCAGCGCCGCGAGGTCCGCCGAGCACAGATAGACCCCCGCGTGGAGCTGCAGTTGCGTTTGCGTCAGGTGCGTCGGCTCGAGACCCGCTTGCGCGCGGCGACGGCGGCGCTCCACGGTTTGGCGGAGCCGCGCCGGGTCCGTCAGATCGGCCGCCTGCAGTGGCGGCTTCGGCGGGCGCTGGCGGCCGCTGAGGGCGTGACGAGTCGGCTGTACGAGTGAGCGCGCCATGTCAGACACCCGTTGTCCTGATCCGAGGTGCCACACGGTGCTCGACGCGATTGTGTTGAGCGAGGACCTGCGCGACGCGCCGATCCCGCCCCGCATCACGGCGGCCGCGCAGCGCGTGCGCGCGGCACGTGTGGCCCTGATTGAGGCCATCCGCGAGTTGCGCGCGGCGTGTCACGACGGGACCACCTCGTCGTGAGTCGTCGCTTCGATGGCTGCGGCGATGTCGTCGCTGCCAACGTTGAGCGCCCGCGCCAGCGCCCGAACGGTGATGTAGGTGGGCTTACGGATCTTGCCGAGTTCGAGCTGGCTGATGGTGGTCTGCTCGATGTCGGCGAGCCGAGCCAGCCGGACCTGACTGAGCCCAGCGGCTTCGCGAAGTTGGCGTAATGTCACGCGCCCAATATAGAAATAAACTCCACGCCAGTCAAGGACAAAATTTCTATATGTGGACAAATGGTCGGTAAATGATTGGGTAGGCTAAAGTTGCGTGCTCAGCAAGGAGTTATTCCCTACAATGCCGACGTGACGCCAACTGAACTTTGGCGCTCAGTCGGAGAGATCCTGGCGGGGCACCGGATACGCCGCGAGTGGAATCACAGCGATGTCGAACGACATGGCGGGCCGACGTACAAGACGGTGCAGCAGATCGAGCGGGGCAAGATCGGGACCGTGACCAACCTCGCGAGGCACTGCGAGGCAATGGGGTTGTCGGTGGTCGACGTGCTGCGCGCGGCCCTGGATCGCACCGCGCAACCGCTCAGCCCGGAGGCCGTGCAGGTCGTGCGGAAGTTCGAGCGGACCACAGTGGAGGGGCGGCAGGCACTGCTCTTCCTGGCGCGGGCGTTGCCGGAGGCGAAGCCAGAGCCGTCAACGCCGCATCCACCGCCTGACGTCCTTCCGGGGAAAGGGCCTCGTAACACGCGATAAGCCACTGTTGTTTCTGGATCGAGATGGGGGAGCGACGGCGGTAGGTCATACGAGTTGCGATGGAACGAAACGGATGAGTTGTAAGAAGTTTACACTACTCCGGGTAGGGTAATTTTCGTACAACGCGCGGCGCGCGACAAAAAAACACATGGGCCGACTCGCACGGTCTACTTGTCGACACTTCTGCACGCTGGCGATGGTCGCCGCGCTCGCGTCGACGGTGCGTGCGCAGATCCAGGAAGTCCCCCCGCCCGCCAAGGTCTATCTCTGGCTCGACCATGGCGACGCCCCCGCGGCGGTCGAGGTGGTGCGGGTCGCGCAAGACGCGCTCCGCCGCTCGCGTCAGGCGCCGCTCGTCCGGACGCGGGACGAGAGTGACCTGATCGCGACGATCGTGGCGACGACACGCGGCGACGGTGGGGTCCTCCTGGCGGTCGCCTTTGTCGTCAACACGACGCCCTTGCCTGCGTTCGTGGACCTCCTAGTGGTCGACGTCGCCCCGGACGAGATCGCCGCGCGCGGGCGGTATCTCGCCGAGGAGACCGAGGCCGTCGTCCGCGAGTTTCACGCCCTCATCCGCACGCGCCGGCGGTGATCTACGAACGGCCCGACTCACCCTTCTGGTGGATGCTGCTCGAGCGTCCCGGCCGGAAGCCGCTCCGTCGCTCGACGAAGGTGCTCGTGCTCGCGTCCTCTCCGGAACAGACCAAGGAGAATCGCCGGCTGGCGCACGCCGCGTACGACGCCGAGATGGGCGATCTCGCGCGACGGCGGTTCAAGCTGCCCAGCACGCAGGGGCGCACGTTCGCCGCACAGGCCGAGTGGTATCTGACGCATCACACGGCGACGCACCGCGGCGCGTTTCAAGAGCGCTCCCGCATCGTGCAGCTCGTCGCCGCCTTCGGCGAGGAGGACGTCGCGGAGATTACGCCCACCCGCTGGGCCGAGTATCGCGCCGCGCGTCTCGAGGCCGGCGTCAGTGAGAGCACGATCGGCAACGATCTCACCGTCGCCAAATTGATTCTGGCGTCCGCCGTGCCGGCCTACCTCGATGTGTCCGGCCTGGCCACGGTGAAGCGCAAGACGGTGCGCGTCCCGGAGAAGCGGATCATCGCGCGCGCCGACGAGCCCGCGTTTCTCAAGGCGCTACTCGCGCTCAATCGCGAGCTCCACGACCTCTACCTCGTGGGCGTGGGCACGCTGCTGCGACAAGAGAACTTGCTGGAGCTGCAACGTCGCGCGCATCTCGGCGACCCGCTTGACCCTCCTCACGAAGACCGGCGCTCACACGGTGCCGCTCACCGGGCCGACACCGCTCCAGCGACGCGCCGCGAAGGTGCTGCGCGCCCGTCTGCCGAAGAAACCTCGCGACTACTTTTTTCCGGAGTGGCAGGCGCACTTCGCGCGGTTCACGTATGACCGTGGATCCGGCCGGCGCTATTTCCTCCGCCTGGTGCGGCGGGCGGCGCGTGATGCCGACATTCCGTGGGGCCTCGCCAATGGCGGGATCGTGTGGCACACGGCGACACGCGCGACCGGCGCGACGCGGATGATCCGCGAGTACCAGGTGGACGTGCGCACCGTGCAGCGCATCGGCGGGTGGGCGTCGTTGGACCAGATGATGGCCTATCTGGGCGTGGAAACGACGAAATCAATCACGTGACAATCACGTGGGATTACGATGCGGCGATAACAGGCTGACAGGTCAGCAACTTGCACGGAAATGCCCTCGGCCTTCTAAGCCGAGGGTCGCAGGTTCGAGTCCTGCCGGGCGCGCTTCACTTTCATAGAGGAAAACGCCACAAACCGGCCAGCCCGGCCGCCCCGTACACCCCCGTACGCCCCCTCTGTCAATCACGTGACAATCACGTGGCCTCACGTGGCCCGAAGCACGGTTTGGCGAACCGGACCCCGCCGCGTGGGTGCTCGGACCGACCGTCCCAGCGCTCCGAGCCGCACACGGGACAGCGCTGATGATGGGGGAGTGGCGCCGGATCGCGTGGGATCTCCGTCTCGCCGCGCTGGTGCGCCAGCCACAGCGCCGTCAGGGCGCCGAGACCGTTACCTGGGATCACTCGTCCACGCGCACGATGATCGTGACGTGCTGGCCACGGAGTTGACGCAGGCGCAGCCAGCCGGCGGAGTCGGGCTTGACCATGATCGCGCTCGCTTGCCCGACCGCGAACATCCCGTCCGCTAGTTCGTGGTCGCTTGAGGTGAGCTGGCCCATGCTGACCGTGTAGGACTCGCCGAACGCCGCCGCGGGCGCCCCGCAGGCGCGCAGCCCCGTGATCGCCACAATGAGCACGAACAGCCAGAGGCCCGCACGGCTCATTTACTCCACGTCGCCGTGACGCGCCAATTCGCGCTCTTCTGATCGCGGAGCTTCTCGAGCTCGCCGGAGAACATCCACGTGCCGACCTTCGTATCGAAGGCGGCCGTGCCGGTCACGCTGATGCCGCTTTGGTTCGCCACGGCGATCACGGCGACCGTCTTGCCTTGCTGCTGAAGGATGCGCGCTTCGCGCTCCGCCAGCTCCAGGCCGGACCGGAGAATCCCGGGCGGGCTAGTACTGAATTCCATGGTGCTTCCTGATGGTGTCGAGGATCCAGCTCCACGGCGCGAACCATTTCGCGTCGTGCAGCACGCCGCTATGGCCGGCGTCCGGCAAATGGTGATTGCAGCCCGCGCTGCCGACGAGGGGATGCGGCCGGCGCACGCCGAAGAACCCATCACCGAGGCCGCCGAGCCACTGCATAGAATCGCTGCCGTCGCTGTGCAGGTGAATCCAGTAGCCGATGTTTTTGCGCGCCGCCTCGCCGTACTCCTGGATGATGTCCGCGCGCACGGGCCCACAGATGTCGACCAGCGTGTGAATGTACAGGCCGTTGGCGGCGGCAATCAGCGCCGGCTGGAGGCCGTGCGAATGCGTAATGACATGCGTCCACAAGGGCGGGATCCGCATCGTGGGCGCCCGTGGCGGCACAATCCGATCGCGCAGGTGCAGGCCGGCGGCGTGCCATGTCGCCCGCTTACGCCAGGGCCAGAAGCCATCGAGGTTCGTCGACCAGATGAACGTGTCGACGTCGAACCCCTCGGAATCCATCAGGGCCCGCCAGGGCGATCCCTCCTGATACCACTGCGCTTTGAGATCCTTGGGCGCCCAGCCGTGGGTACCCGGGACGACCGTCACGGGGATGCGTTCGTTCACTCAGCACCTGGCTATCTGACCTGTCCCATCACGACACTGCCAATCCGCCCGCTGTAGACCGTCTCGACGTGCGCCGCGCGCTCCGCCGGCAAGGACGGGACGCCGCGCTCGCCGTAGAGCACGTAGACAAACCGCCCGTCGCGGTGTTGCACGCCGTCACAGCGCTCGTGATCGTTCGCCACGAAGACGCGCGTCCCGCGCCAGCGCTCGCCGGAGTGGTGAATCGTGTGCCAGCGCATCAGATCGAACGGCAGCGACTCGACCAGGGAGACCGTTTCGTGAAACCCGGGCTGCTCCTCGATCGGGCTGTCCCAGAACACGCCCGGCGACGACATATAGGTGTAGGCTTGGCCCGCGACGAGGCTGATCGCCGCCAGCAGGGCAAGCATCTCGGGGTCGTTCTCCTGGCCCACCGTGACGCCGCTCCCTGGTCCGATGGGCTCCGTCATCCATCCGGGCTTACCGATCGCTTGGCACGCGCCGTAGCCGTCGGTGAAGTAGTGCTCGAGCATCCGCTTGCGGTTGCGGTCACGCAGCGGATGGATCGTGACGACGGTCGCCGGGTGCTGCGACCACGCCCGCAGCGGTTCGAGTTCTTCCTGTTCGGCGGGTGCGGAGAGCCCACGAATCGCCGGCAGGCCGCCGGCGCCCTGCTCGAACGCGTGCAGCATGCCGATCGCCTCGTCCGGCGTGTCCACGCCGTTCTGCCAGGACTCATTACAGGCCCACAGGCCGGCCAGGACGTCGTGTCCCATCGCGCCGAGACTCTTATAGAGCGCGCCCACGTCGCGCAGGTGGGCGCGCTTCTGGGAGATCGACCACGAATTGAGGTCGCCGCGGTCATGCATCACTTTCAACTGGCGGTCGTGGCAGGCGTGCAGGAACGCCGCGAGGTGGTCGTAATACGAGGGGGTCGCCGGCACGTGCGCGTTGGCGCGCGACGGAAACGCAATCGGCGTCACCTCGCGGCCGCGCCACGCGGCATCGTAGTAGCCGAGCACGTCCCAGAAGCGGATCCCGTGATACCCGCCGTTCGCAATCGCGTCGAGCTGTCGCCGGACGTCATCCGGCCGGCGCACGAACGCCGAGAACGCTTCGCCGAAGTGGCAGAAAAGCGGGAGCACGGGGCCGCTGTTGTCGACGTAGACGCGTCCCTCGAGCCGCAGCGGGCCAATGAGTGGCCCCGGGTGCGCCTGCGGGGTGTCAGGGTCTGTCGTCAGGCCGAGCGCGCGATCCAGCTCGCGCAGGTGCTTCGCGCGGGCCGCCTCTAGTGACATCCCGTCCTTGATGTCGTTGCACATCCGGATCGGCCAGATCGGATACAGGTGATCGGGCTCACGCCCCGCGCGCGCGTAGCGCTCGCGCACCGTGTCGAGGACGGGGTACCAGAAGTCAGGTTCAGAGGGATACGGGATCATGGCGTCCGCCATTCCGGCAGAGGGATCTGCCCGGTGAGTGCCTTCACGGCGCGATCGATGTCGCGCCGCATCCACTTGTAGGCCGGGAACGTGTATTTCATTTGCGCCAGGTACGGCGCCGCCACGCGTTCGGCCGTCTTCGAGTGATAGAACTTCTGCACGCCCACGCCGACCATCTCGGCGAAGAGCTGCCCGAACATCTTGGTTTGCTCGTCAATCGTGGGCGGCTGCAGGAAATGCCCGGCTTCGTGCGCGAGCACTTCGAAGCGGGCATTGACCGAGAGCCAGGGCTGCAGGTAGATGGTGCGCGTGTGCGCTTCCGCATAGCCCAGATACGAGACCTTGGGATGGAGGTCCACGAGCCGGACTCCCCACGCCTTTAGCCGCTGCTCGAGGTCCGCGAGCCCGGCGGCCATCTCGTCGCCCGGTGTCGGCTCATACTTCGCGCCGAAGTGTGAGATCTCTTCGGCGAGGCGCAGCGTCGTTGGCGCACACGCCACCATCGAGAGAGCGACCACGCACAGCACCGCGCGCATTCCCACCGCCTTTCGTCCTACACCGTCCGGATGTCTCGTCCGGGCTCCAGCTCCAGCAACGTCGTCGTCCGTGCGATCCAGCCTTCGAGGTGTTCGAGTTGTGATGGGTGCTGGGCGACGACCTTCGCGAGAAACCGCTGGCGATACGCGATCATGTCGCGCCGGATCTGCTCCGGGTCCGCCGTGTTCGCTGCGCGCGCCGTGATCGGACCGAGCACGCCGTCATAGGGCGGGCCCGGCAGCGCCGCATACTGCAGGCTGCGCACGCCCCGCGCCGCCCCGGAGTGGATCGCGAAGTCAATCGCGCACAGCCGCACGAGGCGATCGAACACGTGATAGAACTTCGGTTTGAAACAGAACTCGCTATGCAGCACGTCGATCGCGAGATCGAGCGTGAGTGCCTTCATCTCGTCCTTCGTCACCGGCCGCCCCATGAACGCACTCAGCAGCGCCTGCGTCACGCCGTAGCGCGTGGGTCCGCCGCGGTCGTTCGGACGATCGGTGTAGCGATGCCCTTCGAAATGGTCGATGATGAACCGGCAGAGGTCCCGGTCCGTCATCCGCGAAACCCCTTCTCGAACAGCAGCCAGATCAGCCCGACGCCAATCCCGCCACCGAGCAAGCCCCAGATCACTTTGCCGAAGCGCACGGCGCCCCGCACGTCGCGTGCGAGGTCGACGAGCTCTTTGACTTCGGCTTCGTTGCTGGCGGGTGTCTTGGCGCGCTGGTGCTTCAGATCGCGCATTTCGCGATCGAGCGAGTCGAGCCGTGGACCAAACGCGGCGCTGATCGTGGCGTTGCGAGCGGTCTGCGTGCGCAGGTCGCGCACCTCCCCCCGCAGTTCCGACAGCTCGGTCCGTGATTCCGTCCGGTGCTCAGCCAGCTCGCCGTCTATCCGCGTGAGTAGACGGTGCACTTCTCCAAGCGTGGGCTCGGAGTTCGGGATCTCCCCCATTCGGAGTGCCTACCTTTTTGGCCCGGCTGGCATCTCTGTTGTAGCAAAAGCACTGGACTACCGCCCAACGGGCAAGCGATGGCGCGGCATGCCCTGCAGGCCGGCCTTCCCGGTCGCGAGGCGCGCGGTGTGCACCAACTCCTCGAGCGCCCGATCGAGGGCGGCGCGTTTCTGCTCCGGCGTCATCGCCTCCGGCGACGCGGCGTAAATCTCATCGATCCCGTCCCGAATCTCGTCAATCCGCCGCTTGCCGGCCCGGAGCCGATTGGCGCGGTCCCCGGTAAAGCCGGCGACGCCCCGCTGCCGGGTATCCGCCCGTTCGCCCCAGCGGCCCAGGTCCTGGTGCTCGGCCGCCAGCTCGCGGCCGCGGGTGGCATCATTCACCCTGGCCGCACGGCGCATCGCCTGCTCGGCGCCCGTCATCTCGGTATAGGCGTCGTAGAACGCCTCGATCGAGACCGACTGCGACGAGAACGCCGCATCACGATGGAAGACATCGGCCAGCGGTTTCACCACGAACGGTACGTCGTGGCGGTCCCGCGGCGCCCGTTCCTTGACCGCCGGCAGCAGCCCCAGCTTGCCCAGCACCGGATCGGCGATGTAGATGACCGCGATCCGGCCCATGCCGGCCGTGTAGCCGTAGAACAGGTGTTCAATCTTGGCCGGCGACCACTTCATCAGGCGTCCGAGCGCCTTCGCCGTCTCGCTGGTGAAGTCGTTATGCTGGTCCTCCTCGGGCAGGTCCAGGTCGAACGGTGACACGATATTCCGGTCGCGGAACGTGCTGTAGTTCGCCATCACTTCGAGAATCGGCAGCACCACGGTCGGCATCACCGAGACGACCGTTTGTCCCATGTCCGAGTCGCTCGGCCGCAGCCGCTTCCAGTGCTCGGCGTTCCCCATCACCTCGTGTGCCGCGGCCTCGGCGAGGTCCGCCGCATAGCCCCACTCGAACGGTTTCGGGATGCGGATGAAGTAGTCGGCGCCGTGGAATCTCAGGTGCCAGTAGGTGCGCTTCTCCCACGCCGGCAGTTCTTGATACTCGTCGTCGTCGTGGTTCCACCAGGCGAGGATGGCGGAGAACAGCATCATCGCGGCGACCTTCTCAAGCGTGCCGACCGGATCCCGGGCCACCGTCTCACCGATGCGGACGTAGCCCTGCACCCGCGCATTGAAGAACGCCGAATAGCGGTTCAACTCCCGGGTCCACCGGCCGCCGCGGCTGAAGTCCGTCGTGACATCCCGTGCCGCGAGCGCCGCCCGGGTCAGCGTTTCCTCGTTGATCGTGAACTGCTTGGCGCCGAACAGCCGTTTCAGGACGCCCTGCTCCACGCCGCCGGCTTCGAGCGCCAGCTTGAACTCGCCCATGCGCGTCGCCATCTCCAGCTGTGAGGACACCATTTGCATGAACTGCAGCGGGTGCATCGGCCAGTAGCGCAGCAGCGCCTTGGCGTCCTGGCGGTTCAACCGGCCGAGGGTTTCGCGGATGCGTTGGCGGTCCTGGCCCACCATCGCCGTCTGATCGATGCCGGAGGCGAAGAACTGTTTGGCCACCTCTGTGCCGCGCACCAGCTCAATGAGCCCGCGGGCGGTGTCATAGCCCGGGATGAACCCGTAGCGCGACTGCAGGAAGGCGACGAGCGCATCACGGGCCGGGTTGCGCGCGATGAAGTGTGGCGTGAGCGTGGCGCCCGCCCGCAGCACGCGCGTGAACGGCTCGACGAACGTCGCCAGCACGCTGCTCTTCAGGTTCGCCCCAATGCGCGTGATCGCCTCGTAGAGCTCGGGATTGTGGACGTCGTAGAACTCGCGGCGGCCGTCCCGGATCACCGTCACGAGGGTCTGGCCGGGCGTGACGAACGTGGCCGGCGTGAACAGCGTCACCAGATCCCGATCGGTCAGGCCGGTCGCCTGGATAAAGTCCGCGATCGCGGGGTCCTGGCCGGCGAACGCCTCGAGGATCGCCATCACGTTCACCGTGTCGGGGATCTGCGGGGCGGGGATCTTCTCCAGTCCGCCGAGCCGCGAGGACGCTTTCGAGCGGTCCGCCTGGTTGGCGAGCGCCATCATCGCGCGGTTCTTCTCGACCATATCGACGATGGCGTGCGTGTTGACGATGATCGACTCGAACGGGTTGACGATGTCGAGCCCGGATCCTTTGATCCGCTTCACGGGCACGGTGCGGTTGCCGATGCGCATCGCGCCGCTCATGCGCGCCTCGACCTCCTCCATCACCCGCTTGAACGGGATGTAGAACTCGTTCAGCTTCTTGATCTTGGCGATCTGCTCGTCGCTCATCGCGCCGTACTGGCGCGCGTACTCGAGCAGCGCATCCTGATAGGCGTAGACCGCGTCCCGGGCCTGCTCGAACGCGGTGAAGTCGGCCCGTTGCTTGGTGACCTTGATCGTCTCGATCGCCTCGGTGAGCGAGATGCCGGTTTCGACCGGCAGCGTGCGCTTCTTGGTGTCCTTCAGCTCCACCACGCGCAGCGCGACGAGGTAATTGCCGAATTTCTTCAACGTCTCGTCGTTCTTGGAGACAGGCTTGAGGGCGTCGGCGAGACTGCCGCTGATGAACTTCCCATTGCGCGCCCGCACGCCCCATTCGAGGAAGGCTTGGGCTTTGCCGGCCGCCCCACGCGCCAGGCGCGCGAGCACGTAGGCGTTCTGGCGGAAGGCCACCGCGGCGCCGTCACGCATCGCGTCGACCGCGCGCTTGATCGGCTGCAGGTCGTCGACGAGGTTCGTGGCCGCGTGGCGCAGCGCCGCCTTCGGGTCGGTCGCGGCGAGCCGGAGCCCGGTCGCCGGGCCCTTACCGGTGTAGTCGATCCGCGCTTCGAGCCGCTCCGGGTAGGACATGCCGAGATAGCCCTGCACGTTCGTACGGGCCTCGTGCAGCGCCTGCTCGAGATCGGGCTTGGTCGCGAGCTGCTTCGTGAACTCGGCGAAATAGTTCGGCGCGGCCGCCTGCACCGCCGAGGGGTCTAGTAGCCACTCGCGGAAGAAGTTCGCGGCGCCCTCCCGGCGCACCTCGCCGGCCGTATAGGACGGGCGGGACGTGGGCACACCCAGCGCATGCAGTTCCGCTTTCCACCGTTTGTCGTTGCGCTTAATGCCGAGGATGGAGATGTCGAGCCCGTGGCCAGCCTCGTGGAAGATGGTCATCAGGTCGTTGGCGACCTTCACGCGGATCGACTCGACGTCGTCTTTGTAGATGCCGCGCGCGCGCTGGCGGAAGTGCTTTTCGCGCACCGGCACACCGCCCAACGCCTGGCGGATCTGGTTCACGATCGCGCTCGGGCGGAGGTTGGCCGAGACGGGGAGCCCGGAGCCCTTCGGCGGCGGCATTGGTATTGGGCGCGGCGGCACACTGACCGGCAGGGACGAGACGGATCCGGACGGCGTGTCGTCGTCGCTGTCCTCGTCGGTGTCCGCGGCCGCCGGCGCCGGCTCGGGTGCGGGCTGCAGCGCCGTCATCCGCTCGCGCACGCGCGATTCGAGGTCCCGCTTTTTCACCGCCTCCCAGAGGTCGTCTTGTCCCGTGCCAAGATCGGCCGCGCTCAGTAGGCGCCGGGCGTAAATCTCGACGGCCTTGTCATCGCTGGCGGACTCGGCGCGCTCCATGCCGAGCTCGGCGCGCAGTTGGAACAGTTCCGCTTCCTTCGCTTCGAGTTCGGCCAGCTGCTTAAATGGCGCGTCCAGTAACTTGCGATTGGTCTCGACCTCCTGCTGGTAGCGCTCGGTCCACTTCTCGCTGTCGGCGATCTCGCTGGCCAGTCGCTGCACCCCGAAGTACGCGTCGAGACTGCGCGTGTAGCTCGGGATCGTGCCCTGCAGCTTGGAGTGCGGCGAATAGCCGGGCGACGTGCCAACGGGGTCCTTCTCCAGGCGCACGGAGATTGCGGGCGTGTAGAACTGGACCCCCTCATCGTTGTGCGCCTGCGTCCCGCGCGTGTACTCCAGCGTGAACGGCCCGGCGGTCCCCATCGCCATCTCGTCGGCGCCGACATATGCGGCGTCGAGCTTCATCACGGCCTCGACGTCGGCCTGGAATTGCTTGCGCGCCTCCGGATCTTTCCAGTCGTAGGTGCGCGGCTCGGAGCGCTGGATGGAGTCCATCCCCCACTGCTTGCCGGCCTTCACTGTCAGCGTGACGGTGGGCTTCTCGTGCCACGCCTTCAGTTCTTCGAGCTTCGCCTTCAGCTTCTCAATGCGCGGATGCGCGCGACCGAGGAACTCGACGGTCCGATCGATCTCGCCCTGCGCCGCCTGGCGCTTGCGCGACCAGTTCGTATACCGCGCCCGAAGCCCCTTCAGGTCGCGCTCGATATTGAGCATCTTGAGCGTGCGCGGATCGCCGCTGGCGAGCGCGGCGGCCACCTCCATGTCGAGCTGCGACGGGTCGACGTCGTCCATCTTGTTCACTTCGCCACGGAGCATCTTGTAGATGAATCCCTGCTTGATGGCGAGCAGCGACCAGCGGTATTCGTCGAACGAGCCTTCGGTGACGTAGCGCAGGACCTCGATTTCCTCGTTCGTGTTGCCCTGGCGACGGATGCGTCCCTCGCGTTGCTCCATGTCGGCCGGGCGCCACGGCACGTCGAGATGGTGGAGTGCCACGAGCCGCTTCTGCACGTTCATGCCGACGCCACCCTTGGCGGTGGAGGCGATCATGATGCGTACGCGCCCGTCGTTCATCGCAGCAAAGAGGCGGCCCTGTTCTCCTGGCGTCTGCGCCTGCTGAATGAACGCGATCTCGTCGGCCGGGATCTTGTGCTCTCTCACGAGGACGCGCTTCAGCTCCTCATAGAGGTTGCGCATGTGGCCAGCGGCGGCGATGTCCCGCATCGCTTCGTCGAACTCGGCCTCTTCGTCAACGATGTCGTCTTTGGCCTCGTCGTCCGTTTCGTCGTCAGCGGCCGCCTCCTCCTGGACCGGCGCCGCGGCGGCCTGCCCGCCCACGACTGACGGCGGGAGCGGGGGCATTTCCTTGGCCGGCGGCACGCCCACGTCGAGGAACACGAGCTGTGTGCCCTTGGTGGCGGCGTGCTCGGTGTAGCGCTTCGCCAGTTCGCGGGCGGCGGTGCGAATACGCCCGTTCGGATCGTCTTCGGCCTCTGGCTTCACGAGCCGCATATCGATCGCGGCGAGGCCCGCCTGCGTCGTGATCAGGAGGTGGTTGTCGTCCTTCGGATCGACGCGGCCCGTTTTCAGCGCCTCAATGCGGTCGTCGAGTTCGTGCATGAACTTGGGCATCAGCGGGTGCGGCTTGAGTGCGACAACTGTTGGGCGCCCGCCTTTGAGCTTCGGCAGCTTCAGCACGCCGCTCTGCTCGAGGTCATCGGTCGTCAGCACGTCGGTGAAGCGGCGGAACAGTTTCGACAGTTCGCGCAAGTTGCTCCACTCGCGCAGCCGGATCCGTTCCTTGTAGCCGGTGCCCGCGGCCTTCTCCATGGCCGGCGACGCCTCGGCGTAGCCACTCATCCACGAGTCGAAGCCAGCCATGCCGAACCGGTCTAGCGTGTGCTGCGCCAGATACCGGAACATCGTGTAGAGCTCGGAAATAGCGTTACTGACTGGCGTGCCGGTCGCGAACATCAGGTTGCGGTAGTTGCTGGCCTGATTGATCAGCCGCGCCTTCAGGAACATATCCATCGCGCGGTCGGAGTCTGATCCGCGCAGCCCGACGATCTTGTTGTGGCGGCTGGAGAAATAGAGATTCTTGAACAGGTGCGCTTCGTCGATCAGGAGCGCATCGACGCCGAGCTTCTCGAACTCGACCGGCGCGTCTTTCGCTTGCTGGTCGAGCCGCTTCTGCATGCGCGTGCGCAGGCGAATGAGCGCCCGGACAATATCCTTCGTGCTCTCCTCGACGCCGCGGCCCATCACGCGCTGCTTCGCTCGCTTGTCTCCGTCGGCGGCCTCGGTGACGGCTTGGTCGAACTCCTCGACCGTCATATCGAGGCTGTCGGCACCCTCAGCCAGAAGCTGCGCCTCCTGCTCCTCGACGAACGCCCTAAGCGTGTCGAGCGTGACGCCGACGCGCACGTACTGCGACATCGGGAGGATCACGGCGTCCCAATCGTTGTTCGCAATGCGCGCGATGAGTCGCTGACGGTTCTTCTTCTCGAAGTCGGCTTTCGCCGGCACGATCACGCGGGCGCCGGGATAGAACAGCAGATAATCGCGCCGCCACTGTTCGATCAGGTGGTTCGGCACCACGATCATGGGCTTGCGCGCCAGGCCGAGACGCTTCATCTCGCCGGACGTCGCGATCATCGCGAACGTCTTGCCGGCGCCGACGGCGTGCGCCAGGAGCGTATTGCCAGCTTGCAGGGCCCGCCACACGGCATTCTTCTGCCAGGGCCGCAGCTGGATCTCAGGGTTGCTGTTCGGGATGATCAGCTTCGACCCGTCGAATTGCCGTGGCGCCTCGCGGTTAAACTGCGCGTTATAGAGCTTGGTGAGCTGGTCCGCGACCTGCGCATCCGCGCGCCACCACGTGCTCCACTCTTCGCGCAGCTGCTTCAGCGACTGCCGGTACTGCTCGGTGGCCTGCGTGTCGACGTAGGTCGACCCGTCCGGGTTCTCACGCTTCACCGTCGGCAGTTTGCCGTTGAGAGCCTCCGCCAACCACTCGGAGTACACGAGGTTGGGCGGCATGAGGTCGTCGCGGCCCCACCCTGTGACGTAGTACTGCACCCGGTGCGCGTTGTTCACGAGCTTGATGTCGAGGTCGCTGTTGGCGCCGCGCGACTTGAAGAACTTATCGAATGCCGTGATCGGCACCCACGTTGCGCCGAACGGTGCGTCGAAGTCTTCGGGCGTGAGCGGCGCCGGCTGCACCTTGTTCAGCGCTTCGACGTTCCGCCGGTAGGTGTGATCCTGCAGCGCGGCGGCTTCCGCCGCGGCGAGCTTCGTGACGACGTCACCGGACAGATACTCCTCGGTCGTCACCCATCCCTTCGTCGCCGGATCGCGGTAGACCTCGGCGCCGAGTTCCTCGGTCAGCTGCTCAGCGGTCTTGCCCGTGAGCTGCGTCATGTAGGGCAGGTCGACCTGCCCCTTCCATGCGAGGCTCTGCACGAGCGCGTCCTGCGCGCTGGCGGCGGTCGTCGGCTCTTCGACCGGCTGAATCGTGCGCTTGGTGAAGAACGGCGCCAACCCCTTGAACTGCAGGACGGCGGGCTTGCCCTTCGTCTCCTTGATAAACTCGACATCTTCGAGCGCCAGGATGCGCGCCCCGTTGGGATCGAGGTTGATGACGCGCGCGTTCTCGCGCGTGTTGACGTGGCCGAGCGCCGACACGAAGCGGTCGTAGTGCTTCCGTAGATCCGCCTGGGCGGCGGCGAGGGCCTCATCCGAGGCGCGCGATACCATCGCGTCGAGCACCTGCTGATAGGCGTCGCGGAGTGGGACGAAATACTTGGCGCGGTCGAGCGCCTTGCCCTTCAGCTCGAGCGGCTTCATCGTGCCCTTGTCAAACACGTAGGCTTTGCCCTTGTCGATCAGGAGGGTGCCTTGTTTGGCATCGGCCGGCGCGTCCTTCGCCACCTTGCGCGGCGGCGTCTTCGACGGCTTATAGGCGCCGGTCTCGAACTGCGCGACCGCGGACGCAAGGCGCTCCGGCGTCAGGTCCCCGACGACGTTGTATTGCGCGTCGCGCGTGCGTTGCATCTTGCCGGATCCGTCCGCCGTGCCCAGCACCATCTCGGGATGCTTCGCGAAATACTGATTGACCGGGAACTTCACCTTGTCCTTCGCCCAGAACTCCCCCTTGGTGGCTTTCTTGGCATCCCGCACGACCTGAATGGTCTCGGTGTAGAGCCACTGTTGTGCGGCAACGCCCTTGACGTTCGGATCTTTGCGTCGCAACACGATCACGTCCGTTACCACTTCGGTGCCGGCGGTGGACTGGAAGGATGTGTCCGGCAGGCGGAACGCGCCGAGGAAGTCCGCGCGTGCGTCGAGATACTTGCGCACCACGTCACTCTGGCTGTCCATGGTGTAGCGCGACGTGACGAACACGACGAGCCCGCCCGGACGAACCAGATCGAGCGCCTTGCCAAAGAAGTAGTTATGCAGCGACCGCGACATCACCTGCTTCTCGGAACCGCTGAACGCCGGGTCAAAGACCGGGAGCCTCCCGAACGGCACATTCGAGATGACGAGGTCGAAATAGTGCTCCGGCAATCGCGCTTCCTGCAGGGGCGACGTCTGGATATGGGCGCCTTGATAGAGCTGACGCGCAATGGCCGAGGCAATCGGCTCCATGTCGACGCCGTAGAGCGTCGTGCGCGTGTTGGTGCGGATGCTGGCCGGCATCGTGCCGAAGAAGTGGCCCGTGCCGATGGCCGGCTCGAGGATCGATCCGCCCTTGAACCCCAGACGCTCGACCAGATTCCACATCGCGCGCGGCAGCTCGTTGAAGGAATAGTGCGCGTTGACGGTGGAGTCTCCCATCGCGCTCAGTTCCGCCTTCGTGAGGAGGCGATCCAGCTCCTGGCGCGCGAGCTTGTGCCGAGGATCTGTGACGTGGTCGACGCCACGCGGGTCAACGACGGGCGCCAGGTTGGTGTGCCCCCAGCCGATATAGCGCGCGAGCACGGCCTGCTCCGCATCGGTGGCCATGCGGTTGTTCTCGGCCCGCAGCGCTTTCAGCAGGCGCAACGCCGCCATGTTGTCGTCGAGTTTCTTCGTCCATCCGCCTTCGGTGAGGACCTCGGCGTTGTCGATGACGAAGTGTCGCGGGGCTTGCCCGCGCGCGTGACCGGCCGCTACTTCGGGGTCTGTGGCACTGTCGGCGGTGTCCACATGAGCGGGGCTGCTTGCTCCCGCGCTTCGTGGAGCGGGAGCCCCTGAGCCCTCAACAGCAGCTCGTGCTCGTGTGCCGCGTTGACCGCGTTTCTGACCGCCTGTTCGACGTCCCTCGGGTTGGCTCGGTGTGCTCGTCTGGTCGGCGGGCTGTGCTCCAGCCACACCCGCAGCACCTCCGTCTCGATCCCCTCCAGCGGCGTCTTCGTCACGGGCTCCGACGGCGTCCCCACGACGTGTATCGTCTTGTCCATCGGCCGTCTCCTGAGTGGTATTCTGCGCCTCTTCCGGCAGGTCTGCAACTCGGCGGTCTTCGTTCCGCAACCGGCGCCAGGCAATCTCAAAATGCCGCTGGAGCAGGGCCGCCAGCGGTGGGTAGTCCTCCTTGAACGTCAGCCACGCCAACTTGAATTCGACGACGCCATCATCAATGTAGGTGCGGACGATCCCCACCATATCGACGACATCCTGCGGATCGATGCCGGCGGTGAGCGTGGTGCCGTGGCGGGCGGCGAGTTTCTTCGCCAGCTCGTCGCGCTTCGCCTTGTTGGCCGCCTTGCGCGCGTCGAGCTCGGCGCGTTGCGTGTCGACGACGGGCGCCGATGGCTTCGCGTGCGGCGCCGTGACGAACGACGGCAGCACGTACTTCCATTCGGGCTCGACCTGCGGTGTCTTCGGCTTCACCGGCACGCCCGGCAACTCCACCGGAGGCGCCGGTTTCTCTGCCTTCGGTCCGATCTTCCGCTTCAGGACGATCTTCTCTGCGTCGGCGATGGCCTGATTCTTCTGAGGGTGTAGTGACTCCAGACGCGCCGCCGTGGGTACCGGCGACAAGACCTGAACTCTGACGGCCCACCGTTTACCGATGCCCGTATCTTCGAGGTCGACGGTGACCCTCACCTCTTCCCCGTTGGGGGTCCAGCCCTTGAAGCCTCCGACCGTATCAAGGTCGCGCTCGAATTGCGTAGTGTGCTCGCCGCCCGCGGTGAGTGGTGCCAGTCGCACGCGATCAACCGGGATCCACTTCGACAGCTCGCCGTTCGGTTCGAGTGCGATCTTGACGTTGCGTGTCGCGCCGTCGAACGCATGCACGGTGCCCATGCCTTCGTCGGCGATGACGCGTTCACCCACTTTGATGCCATTGGCGCTCGTCGACATCGCCTCGCCACGGCCCATCGGCTCTGAGCTGTCGGCCTTCGGCGTGACGGGCAGATCCGGCGGCTTCGCCTGTTGAGCACCGAAGTCCAGTGACGGCAGCGTCATGCCGGCCTTGGTGCCGTGCCGCGTCATGAACGCCTTGATGGGCGCCATCGTCGCTTGCACCTGTTCGACGGTGGCCGTGGGCAACTGCGGATACGCACCCATCCCCGCGCGCAGGTGTCCGTGGATGAGGCCCTGGAGCTTGCCGGCCGCCTGCCCTGGCGCCTTCCAATACGGCCATCCGTCGCTATGGCTGTCGACTTCCTGCTGGAACGCTTGCAGGAAGCGCGACGCCGGACCGAGGACGGAATGCCGATCGAAGCGCGAGACCGCCTCCTCAATCTCGCTTCGGTTCATCCACACGGACGGCGCATCGGCCGGCTTGTCAGCCGCCGCGGGTGTCGCTTTCTGCTCCGCCTTTGCCGGGCCCAGCCCAGGATTGATGGTGCGCGCGTCGACAAACGTGACGGTCTCGTCGCCTTCCCACTGCACGCGGAGGTAATCACCCTTCGGCCCGGGCTCCTGTGCCGGCGACGCGACGTGGCCGATCTTCCACTCCATCGGATCGACGCTACGTTGGTCTGTGACCTGCTGGCCGGCGGTGTAACGCGCAGCCGCTGCGCCCATGCTTTCGATCACCTCGACCTTTGGCCCGGCGGCCGGTGTCGGCTTCTTCTCCTGCACTGGCGGTGCGGTTTTCTTCGAGGCGGCTGCCTTCGGCGCAGGCGCCGCGGCCTCTGGTGCGTGGGCGACGACGTCCATGCCCTTGAGCATGAGACTGTCGTTGGGGACCGTCCCTTCGCTGGTGGCGGTCTTGCCTTTGCCCTTGTTCGCGATCTTGAGTAGGCTCCACTTGTTGGCGCCGATCTTCGTGGCGGCCCAGGCGCCGGATTGGCGGCGCGTGCCGATGGGATCGTCTTGTGGAAGTGATTTTTGACTTCCACGTTTCACTTCCACCGCCGGAGGTTGACTTCCAGCCGCCGCCTGCTCCGCTTCGTATTCCTTGAGGATCTCTGCGGCCAGTTCCTCGTCGGACATCTCCGCGGCGGCCTTCGGTGTCGCGGCGACAGGCGGTGGCGCCTTCTCCTCCGCCTTCGGCGTGACCGGTGCCGATCGCTTCGGCACGCGGAACTTCATCTCACTGGCGGTCGTCGTGCGTTTCTTCGGGTTGCGCACGTGCATCGTGACTTCGTAGTCGATGGTGACGACGTCGCCGTCGCGCGTGACGCGAGTCACCTTAAACGTCGAGTCTTTCTCCTGCGGACTGTCTTGGATCCCAAGGATGTTCTTCGCGGCGGTGCGGCGCCGCGCGTCGTTCATCGACTCCCATTCGCCGCGGCCCATCGACGCCTTGATGTGCACCTCCGTCGCGTCCATGACCGCGTCGTAGGCTTTGCGCGTGATCGGGTCGGCTTTCTCGGCGATGTTCTCGGCGAAGCGGGGTGCGGCTGGCGTGTCCGCGAGCGCCGCGTCCGCTGCCGCGAGCACGGATTCAGGTGTCGGCGCGGTACCGCCCAACGGGATCTCAACCTGCTCGCCGTTGCGGTCGGAGAACACGAGCCGATCGAGCGTGACGGACTGTCCAGCGATCGACGTGTCGCCGTCGTACTTCTTGCCCAAGCCAGGCTTGACGTACGCCACGGTCGCATGCGGCTTGTAGTCGGGATGCGTGTCGGTGTGCGGCAGCGCATCGGCGATCTTCTTGTTCAGTCGATGCAGGTCGTCGGAGTCGATGTCGACCTTGACGGCGTCGGCGGTGCCGTCCTCTACGTCCGGGAAGTGCGACGTCTTGCCGAACGTGACGCGGATCGGTGGCTCATCCGCCAGCAACGCGCGCACTTCATCGACGTAGTCGCCGTGCAGACCATACTTGACCGTGATATGCGGCTGCTCTTCGCGGCCGTGCTCAGGCGCCAGGTCCTCGTCGGGGATCTTCGCGGAGAGCGTACTGATCTGTTTCGCCGCATCCGGCGGCAGGTTCGCCTGCGTCGACGCGAACTTGTATTTGGTCTCGCGCTCCGGCTCTTCCTCGACGTCCTCCTCGACGTCGGCCATCGGATCGGGGAACGTCTCGCCGCGCTCTTTGGCGGCCGTCTCGCGGGACGTCTCGAGCTGAGACTGCTGCTCGCCCATCGCCCGCAGTTCCTTCGATCCGAGTTCTTCGCCGCGCGCGAGCTTCTCGCGGATGCGGGTATACGCCGCGTCCTGTTCCGGCGTGCTGATGCGATCCGCGCCTCGACGCTCTGGGCCGGTGTACAGGGTCCGGACGGGCGCCCGGTCCCGGCCCCCTGTACGGGCTGGGGGCGTCTCCGCCAGCGCGGCATCGACCGCCGCCAGCATCTCCTCCGGCGTTCGTTCGAGCGTCACGCCGCGCGCGTCAAGGATCGACTGCCAGTGTCGGACGTTCGCCTCGGCCTGCTGTAGCACCTCCGGCGAGGCACGCATGCCGCCCTTCTTCTTCGTGAGCTGGTCGAGCGTGCCCTGTGCGTGCAGCAGCTCCATCCGGATCTGATCGTCCGGCCACGCGGCGACATCGGCCGGCAGCTCGTCGCCCGGCTGCATGTCCTCCGGCGTCGGCACCGACAGCGTCGCGTCAATCTGCGCGAGCAGGTCTTCGGCCGCCGGGGCCTCAAGCGGGAGGTCCTGTCCGGTCTGTCCGGTCTGTCCGATCGCGGTCTGTCCGGCCGGATCGACGCGGGCGGCGGCCTGTGCGGGCGTCATGCCCGCCATCTCCGCCTCGGAGAGGCCGAGCGCTTCGAGCGGCCCGCGCATCTGTTGCGCGAGCTGGGACGGCGTCACCGTCTCCGGCGGTGGCGGCGGGACCGGCGGACGACCGAGCTGTGACACCGCGCCCGCGCCCCCGCCCATCACGGCGCCCGCGAACGCGCCCAGCACCGCGGCATCGTCGACGTTCTCGTGAAGCGGCCGGCCCGTGGCGAGGTTCTGCGCCACCTGCTCTTGTACGGACTGCGGCAGTTCTTCGAGGACCCCTTCGTTGAACGCCGCGAAGCCGACCTCAAGGACAGCCCGCGTGAAGCCTTTACGGGCGTTCGGGTTGAGCGCGGCGGCGGCCAGCAACGTATCGACGTCGGCGACCCCCAGCGTCTCGGCGACCTTGCCGCCGACGAACCCCAGCATCCCCGTCAACGCGCCGGACGAGATGGCGATCCCCGCTTGGCCAGGGCCGAGCACGCCGCCGGAGTCGTGCCGGATCTGTTCGGCGGTCTGCCCGCCCGCCACGGCACCCTCGCCGATGGCACCCGCGGTGACCGGCGACAGTGCTGGCGCCGCTTTGAGCAGCGGACGCGCCACGCCGAGCCCGCCCATCATCGACGGGGCGGATTCGAGCGCGGTATGGCCGATCACCGATGGATTCGACAGCGCCGCCATCGCCTTGTCGAGGAACCCGGAGGCGTCCTGCACGGTGGCGAACGCCTGTTTCTGCGGGTCCGAGTAGTAGCGCGACAGGATCTCCTTGGCGAGCGCCGGCTGATACCCCGCGGCTTCGGCCGCGCGCATGAACGCGCCGCCTTCGTAGCCGAGATCGCCCGGTCCGGCAGCATCCACCGCGCCGAGATACGCGGCCACGACGGCATCGGCCAGCCCAATCCCGGCTTCCGGCAGACCCACGACCCCCTTCGCGAGCGAGATGGCGGGGTCCTGTGCGTAGCGTTCAAACGGCGTGGCCGGTGAGAACGGCGCCGGCGGTGCCGGTGGCGGCGGCGACGGGAGCGCCTGCCCACTCAGGTTGACGACAGGACGGCCGATCCCCGCGCGCTGCTCGCCCGCGGACGGCGAGATCGGCACATGACTGCGCGCCATCGTCGCCCCGGTCGCTTGACGCTTCGCGGCCTGGACTTGCGCCACGGATGGCCCTGGCTGCATCGAAGCGGCCCCTGGCTGCATCAAACCTGGCCCCGGCTGCATACGTGCCCGGCTCGACATCGGTGCCAAGGGCGCCATCGTGGTTGACAGGGCGGGCACCGTAGGCGGCGTCGAGTCATCCGCCAGCGTAGAGTCGATGTCGGCGAGCAACGACGACAGGTCCGGCGTCTTCGTCCGGATGGTCTGGGACTCTTGCAGCGTCGCGTCGATGTCGGCCAGCAGCGACTGGAGGGAAGAACCGGGCTGCTGTGCCACTTAGATCCCGCCTGCGGGCTTGACGCCCCCTGTAGCCTTCTCGACTTCCTTTCGGAGACGGAGCAGTTCCTGTCGCGCCGCTTCCTGGGCGGCCGGCGTCGTGGCGTCGCGATAGCGCTTCGTCGCCGCGGCCACCTTCGACGCGAGCTGGGTCAGCTTGTCGTCGGCCGCCTCAGGCGAGGCGGGCGTGTCCGGGTCCACCGGATCGTTGACGATCTCGGTCTGCGGCGGCACCTGCGGCCGCGGGGCGCCGGTCCTGACGTCCTGCGTCGCGTTGGGTTCAGCCGGGGGCGGCTCGCCGGCCTGCGGGTTCTCGAGGAAGTTCACGGCGCCCATGCGGTTATTGCGATCCGCCTCGATCCGTTCGCGGCTCTGTCGGTTCTCTGCGGCCGTCTGGGCGGCGGTGCGTTGGCCTTGCCGGACCGTCTCCTGACTGAGGTTGAAGCGGGTATTGCGGCCCTGCTCGCCGATGGTGAACCGGTTCTGGCGACCCTGCTCGAGGAATTGCTGGATCGTCTGTCGCGCCGCATTGTTGGCGTCCGCGACGCGCTCGACGGAGCTGCGCGTGTGCAGCGTGTTCCCCGATGGCCGGTTCCAACGGTAGTTCTGGCCTTCCTGCCCGATGATGGCGCGATCGGTGGCGCCCGTCTGGTTGATGACGGCGACGTCTTCGCGCGTCTGATTCGTCGCCGCGGTGCGGCGGTCCTGGCCTTCCTGTTGGGCGGTGGTATTGCCCGACGGGCGATCGTAGCGGGCATCCCGCATGGATTCGAGCAAGATGCGCACTTCGCTCTGCAGGCGGGCGATCTCTTCGCGCGCGTCGATGCCTTCGCGCGCCACACGGGTGCGCTCGTTCTCACGCAGCCCATGCGCGAGGCCCGTAAGGGCTCCCCCGATGGCGCTGACGGCGGCTTGTCCACGTCCCATTGAGTCCCCTTACAGGCGCACGCGCCACGGCGAGCGTGTCGGCGGCGGCCCGCTCTGCCCCGGCGGATTGATGCCGATCCCCGGTGCCGTGCGGTCCTCGATCTGCTGTCCCGACCCCGGCACGGTGGTCCGCGTGTTGCGCTCGGGAATCGTGTAGGGATAGCCGCCACCGCCCGGATAGCTGAATCCCCCCATGCCCGCCGTCTCGCGCCGGAACTCGAGGTCGGCGAGGAACTGGTCGTCTTCCTGCGACAGCGTTTCGTAGAAGCGCTCTTGCAGGGCCCGCAGTTCTTCCATCCGGAAGGCGAGCTCCTCGTTGAACTCGCGTGACTGCTGTGACAGCTTCTTGAGATCGATGTCCGCGCCAACGTCGATCCCGTAGCGGTCGGTGAGGTCGTTCATCAGACCGAGCGTGTATTGCAGCTGGAGCTGATCGCCCTGCAGGCCGAGTTCGGCCGCCTTGGCGTTGACCTGCTCGCGCAGCGCGTAGCGGTCGCCCTTGAGCGCGGCGCCCCGCAGCCCGACATCTGCTGCAAGCGCGACGGCCTCTTTGCGCATCCCCGCCTCTTGCAAGGCGAGCGTGCGCTGCTGGCCGGCGACTCCGGCGCCGAGCTCCGCCGCCGCGCGACGGTCCTGCATGTTCGTCGAGGCCGCGGCGATGTCGATGTCGCGTTCCGACTGAATGGTGTTGCGCTTGCGCTGTTCCCGCAGTCCCATGCGCTCGCTGGCGAGCCAGTTCGAGTCGGCGACGCCGGTATTGTGCGCGAAGCGCATCAGCTCTTGATCGTCGAACTGCCCCATCTCCGCCAGGGTGTCCGCCTCGCGCGACTTCATCAGTTCCACGGTCCGCGGATCCATGGACTCCGGATTCTGGAGAATCCGCATCACGAGATCCTGCGTCGCGTTGTCGACGGCGCCCGGACCGTTCGGGAGCGGTCCGATCCGGCCCAGGATGCTGTCCATGGACGAGAACTGATCGAGGTCCTCGGTCCCAATCTCGCCCGGGGTGTAGGTCGGGCCCATGCGTGACCACGCGGGCGCCTGTGGCGTCGGTCGTCCGGTCGGTCCCGGGGCGCCCTGGCCCCCGCCACCGCCCGAACCGCTGCCGTACTGCCGGAACGCGGCGTCGAGCGCGGCATTCATCATGTCCCCGTAGACCGGAGAGTTGTCGTCGAGGCCACCGGTAAAGCCCACGGTCTGCGCGACCCAATTCAGCTCCGCCTCGTTGAGCGTGCGACCGATGCCGCGCTGCATTTCGCTTTGCAGGTGCTGCAAGGCTTCCGCGCGCGTCCCGACACGCGAGGGGTCGACGTAGTTCGGGGTGTAGGACGCCTGCGGGGCGGGGGCGTCCTGCGCGGTGCCCATCGTCAGCGACGACGTGCCGCCGCCCTGGCGTGTATCCCCGGCGGCGCCGGCCAGCGTGTACGGCCGGCCGTCGATGACGATCTGATCGCCCTGCCACTTCACGTCGTGGCCATCGGCCTGCAGGCTGCTGTAGATGTTGCGCGCGAGACGATCCTGCTCAATCGCTTGCACCTGCGGATCGGTCGAACTCCGCATCCGGTTGAGCGAGTCGCGCCACTGCTGGACGGTCGCTTGCGCGTTGGCGTTGCCCTGCTGGACCCCGCCCTTCGGCATCGGGATCGCGTTCGGACGGTCCGTGATCGGCCCGTACCGTATCTGCTCCAGTGAATCGCCGCCACCGGTCACGCCGGGGAACTGCCCCATCGTGTTCGCGCCGTACTCCATCGGCGAGGACACCGCCGGCGGCGTCGCCGGGGTCGGGGCCGGGCCGGTGAGGGATGGCAGCTCGAGCCCGGCGGGCGGCTTCATCGCCCCGCCCGACCGGGTCAGCGCGTTCGAGGTGCGCGAAATGGACGATCCGTACGTAGGACGCGTCTGTGCCGCGTCTTCCATCGGATCGAGCGAGGACCACGAGAATTGTCCAAGAGCCATTACCCTCCGTACGACAGCGACATCGGACTCCGCGCCGCCAGCCGTCGACGATTCCGGTTCCGTGAGGCGCCGGTCTGGAGACGGTCCGCCTCGGGTCCTAACGCCGCACTCATCAGTGGATCTGGTTGCAGGCCCTGACCCATCGAGCTACTCCGGTTGCGCGTCATCGCCGCACGGTCGTTCATGGATGGCATCGCCATCGGATCCGCGGGCTCCACAAACGGGCCTCCCGGTGCCGGCGGCGGCATCATGGGACTGCTCGGCGGCGCTCCCGGGATCGGCCGTCCCCAGGGCGACGTGGTCGACCGGGCGCCGCCCACCGGACCGAGGTTGCCGGCTACGGCCGAGGGATCACTGCCGATGGCGGAGAGCAGATCGATCGCCGTAAACCGTGGCGCGCTCGGATCGGTCGCGGTCGGGTTGACCGCGCGTCCACTGGCAATCTGATCGCGCATGGTGCCGGCAGCGGAGCGCATCTCCGGCGTGTAGGCGCCGGGCGTCTCCCGCTGATAGCGCGTGCCGGCGGCCACGGTGCGCGGCCCGCCGTTGATAATCCGGTCCAGTAGCGCCATCGCCTGCATCTGCGCCATGACGTGGCTGTACGGGTCGCGGCCGCCTTCTTCGGTCAACGTGTCGAGCAGCGCGAGGTCGCGTTCCCGCGCGTCGCGGCTCTGCTCAATCTCCAGACTGTGCTCGCGGTTGGCGTCGCCTTCGCGGGCATTCGACCACGCGTTCAACCCGAAGCCCGCGGCCTCGAGCGCCGGCATCACCCAGGGCGATGACAACATTCCCCCTCCTGTCGCACTTCCTGCGGCGGTCGTGCCGGCCGCAGCGCCACCGCCCGCCGCCGACGTGCCAAACGTCGGGCCCAGCCCGCGGCTCACATTCGAGGCCAGCACCGGAGAGATGCCGGCACCGCCCGCCACTGCGCCACCTCCGGCTGCGGCCGCGCCGGGCACCAGGCCGGAGGCCACGGGAGCGGCATAGCCCGCCATCGGGGCCGTCCATCCGGTGGAGGCGAGGAGTCCGGTGCCGCCCGCTGCGGCGCCGCCGCCACCCGCCGCGCCGCCGGCCGCCGCGCCACCCGCCGCGCCACCGCCGCCACCACTGAAGGCACTCATCAGGGCCGGCCCGCCAAAGTACGCGCCCGCGCCGATCGCGGCCCCGATGCCGATGTTGCGGAGCAAGGTGTTGTGCTGGTTGATGTTCCCGGCGCCGTCGATGTGCATGCCGTCCGGCAAGCGGATGCCTTGACTGCCGAGCCACCGTTCAAATTCCGCCTGGTGCCGATCGGACATGCGGATCCCGCGCCCGGTGTCGACCATGCCGCGCTGCGCCTTCCATTCCTGCACCTGCGGCAGAGACCCCAGCCAGCGATTGAACTGATCGAGCTGTCGTTCATCCGTGTCCCGGTCGGGCACCTGGCGGCCGTCCGGGGTGTAGTACCGCTGTCTCGGCATTTACCCTCCCGCCTGTTCCGCTTCCACCGTTTCGAGCGCTTCGCGCATGGTCGTCATTTGCGCGTCGCCGCTGACGTTGCGCGGATCGTTGGCCGTCCGCCACGCGGCTTGGGTCCGCACGTTCAGCCGATCCGCCCATTTCGTCATTGCGATCGCGACTTCGGACATCCCGCCCGCCGTGAGGACCTGCGTCGCCGTCAGGCCCCGCGAAGCGGCATACTCCTCGAGCGCGAGCTGCTGGTTGACGGTGAGCACAAAGTTGACTGCGGTGGTCGCCATGAGTCGTCCTTTACGGCGCAAACGTGTCCGACGTGAGGCAGATGTGAATGGTGTAGCCGCCGCCGCTGGAGACGCTGCACCCGGTGCCGCGCTGCGTGCCGAGATACCGGATGACCACGCAGCCCGTCATGCCATTCCCGCCGGCGCCGGTTCCGCCACCGCCGCCGCCACCGGCCCCGCACAGCGTCGCATTGCCGCCCGCGGCGTTGGCGCCCGATCCGCCCGTGCCGGCCCCTGTCCCGCCCGCGCCGCCCACGACGACGCCCGACCCCCCGCCGCCGCTGCCGTAGACGAACGTCGCGCCCGCGTAATCATTACTGTCGCCTTCGGCCCCGGCGCCACCCGTGCCGCCGCCCGCGGTCGTGCCATTGCTGCCCGTGCCGTTCGCGCCGCCCCCGCCACCGCCCGCGCTGTCTGCGCCCGCCGTGGAGACACCGTTGCCGCCGTTGTGGCCGTCGTCGCCCACGCCACCAGTTACCGTGCCGCCGCCCGCGTCGCGCGAGCCACCGCCACCACCACCCGCCCCGCCGTCGCCGCCGCCCGCGCTATTCGCCGTGCCGCCGCGTCCGCCGAACCCGCCACCATCGGCCGTGACGCTGATGGTGCCGCCGATGAGCGTCGTGTCAGCGCCGGCCGTGCCGCTATTCCCACTGCTCCCGCCCGCGCCAGCCGCCCCAATCGTGACGGTCAGGGCCGCGCCGCCGCGCACGACCGTGGAGCTCCCGGTCAGCGCCTCGCCACCGCCCCCGCCACCGCCGGTCGCCGTGACGCCGTCGGTCGAATTGCCGCCGCCGCCGCCCGCACCCACCACGAGGTACTCGATGACGTACGTCTTGTTCACGCCGAGCAGGCGCATCAGTTGCGCCTCGCTCGAGGTCAGCGTCAGCGCGAGAAGCAGGAGCCAGCGCATTTAGAAGTTCTGCCCCGCCGTGAAGCAATACCAGTTCGTCCCGGCGTTGTAGGTAAGGCAGGTGAAGAAGTCCTTTTTGCCGTTGGTGCTCGTCATTGTCGGTGCGGCCGCGCCCGCCCACGCGACGCTCGCTGGCCAGGTGACCGTCCGCAGCGTGCCATCCGCCGTGAAGACCAGCGTGAACGAGCCCGCCTTCCCGGTCGTCGGCGCGTTCGAAATCGTCAGCGTCGTGATGTTCGCGGTGAGCGCGACATCGAAGTGCGTCGCCGTCGACAGGTCCAGCGTCAGGGCATTCGCGCTGATCGTCGGCGCCGTGCGCGTTTCGGTGTAGGTCAGCAGGTCGTTGCGCGCGGTGAACGCGTTGGCCGTGCCGAGCATCGCCACGCCCGTGAGGTTCGTGCCCGACAGTGACGCGAAGTAGGTCGAGCTGATGGCGGGAATCTGGCCGGTGGCGCTGACAATACCGACGTTGCCGGAGCCGGCGTTGATGCCGCCCGCCACATCGAGCGCGTTGATGCCGGCGCCGAAGATGTTGGCCGTGGACCCCACGAAGAGGTCGGTGTTCGTGGCAATCGCGCCGGAGGCGTTGAAGGACCCCGCCACCACCGTGTTCCCGGTCGCCGCGGCGATCGTGACGTTCCCGCTGCCGATGTTGACGTCGCCGGCAATATCCACGGTCGAACCCGCGGTGAGTGCCCCTGAGAAATTGCCGAGGACGCTGTAGAAGGCCGCCCAGCGTGTTCCGCTGGCGCCCAGATCGCGCGTGTTGTTGCCGTCGGCGACGATGGCCCGGGTCGTCAGGGTGCCGGTCATGGTGCCGCCCGTGCGGTTCAGGGCGTTCGCGTAGACGGCATTGACGATGGTGTTCACCTCGTCGGGCGAAATAATCGTGCCGGCCGTGAAGGTGAACGGTGGGGAGCCGAGCTGCGCCGAGGCGACTCCGGTCGCCAGCAGCAGCGCAAGAGCGATTCCGAGCAGTCGGTTACGCATCGACGGTGTTCTCCCTGGCGGTGACGAAGACGAGGAGGGCACGCGTCCCATTCGCGCTCGCCAGCAGATAGGCGACGTCCTTCGTCCACAGATTCCCGACGGGCGTGTAGACGATGCCGCCCACTTGACTCAATACAACCATGCCGATGGGTATTTCGCCCATACCGTGGGCCACGTCGACGACCGTGCTGTTCGAGGGGAAGTACACCTCGAAGATCTTTGAACACGCCGCGAACGGCCATTCAAAGGGCTGTCGGCGGTCCACCGCCACCAGGGCATCGGACGTCGGACGATCAACGGGCCGCGGCATTCGTTACCCGTTCACGCTCGGGACGAGCCGCTTCGAGAGCGGATCGCAGGTGACGCCGAACTGCTTGAGTCGCACTTCGGACGAGGGATAGAAGTTCCAGAACTGGATCTGGAGCGTCACGAACGTGCGTTCAAACCGCTGTTTCTTCAGGGACTGCCCCGGCCCGCCGGACCATTCCGACTCGCCCCAGATGGCTTGACCCCAGATCGCGCCGGCCTGCTCGATCGGGAACGCGAGATCGTTGATGGCGGTGACGTGCCCGTCGTCATCGTTGAACCGGATGCGCGCGAACAGGCTCTGGTCGTCGGCGCTGGAGCTTGCCGCCACGAACAGGAAGCGCGATTGCTTCGCGTGCGTCGGGACCTTGAAATCGAGGAACGAGGTATTCCAGAACCACCGGATCCCGCCGACGATCACCTCCCAGCCGTCGCCGGACGGCACGGGCGACAGCTCCGGCCCGTTGGTCGTGTCCAGGGTGATCACCGTGCCGGTATTTGAGGCCGCCCGGACCCACTGCCAGATGCCGGCCGGACTTTTCACGGCAATGGGCATGCCCGCCAGCCCGCCGCCGGTCGTGTAGAACGTCGCCCCGCTCGCGGTAATCGTGCTGACCGTGGCGCCCGTGATGGTCTCTTCCGTCGTGCCACTCGGCGGCCCGTCGTGCGCGCCGTCGAACATCTGGTAGACGCGGCCCCAATGGTCGCCCATATACAGGCCGAGATCGCCGTTGGTGTCGGTGAACTGCGCGAACGATCCGTACTCGTGCCCGGTGATCGGGGGAAGCCAGGCACCGAGCAGGTAGTGATACGCGAGCAGCGTCCGCACGCGCGTCGTCGACGTGGTCGGGACGCTCCAGATCACGAGGTTGTTGACTTCGTCGTGGACGCAGCGAATGAGCGCGAGCGCTTGTTTGTTGACCGTCGCGATGAAATTCGAGATCCGGCTGTTGCCAATCGACCGCCACGCCGAGAGGTTCGTCACATACGGGCCGCGAATCCGGTCCCAGCCGTACAGTTCGCTGTCCACCTCGACGCACGACTCGGCGCTGACGTTGCCGTACGTCTGGTGGAGGCGCTTCGGCTTGAACGGTACCCGGTCGCCCACGAGCTCCCACGTCGCATGGGCCGTGCCGATGATGCGCCGCTCCGAGAACTCGAGGCCCCACGTCAGCGCGTCGCCCGTGGCGCGCGAGATCGGGAAGTTATCGCGCGGATGCCAGCTTTGCAGGTCGCCGAGCTTGCTGATGTCGACGGCGTCGGTGTTCGCGCGGATGCCGAACCCGTAGCCGTTCATTTCAAACAGGTGGATGAAGTTCCCCGGCGGCGGATCGTTCACGCTCGTCTTGTCGGCGATCTGGTTCGCCCGGCGCGTCGTGTCGGTGACGGTCTCGGTGGCGCTGCCCGTGGCGACGGTCCAACTCCCGGCGAGGTAGTAATTCAGCTCGTTCGTATCGGTGCGTCGCACCCACGCGCGCCAGTGGGTCGCCGCAGACGGAACGCTGCCACCGGGTTTGGTGTGCGTCCGGCCCTGCGCCGCCAGGGCCTGCGTAGCCGTCGCATCGGAGATGGAACTGTCGTGGTCCATCGCCGAGTCGTACCAGGTATAGACGGCCTCATAGGTGCCGGTGAGCGTGCCGGCGCCCGCCGACATATTCGTGACCGACGACGGCCGCGCGAAGCCGATGTCATAGAGCGCCGAGCCGTCATAGCGCTTCTGCGCCGAGCCATCGTAGATGAACGCGTTGCTCTTGAACGGCGTCATCCGGGCCTGATTCCCCGCCGTGCCGAACGCGCTGCCGATGGTCGACGTGGACCCATTGACCGGGTCCACTTCGGAGAGCTGGCCGTTGCACATCGCGAGCAGCTCGGCCGCCGCGGCCGGCCGACGGAAATCAAACAGGCCGTCGACGCGCTTCGCTGACGCCATCACCGTCGGGTTGATCAGCCGGACGCCCGGACGGACCCCCATTTCGCACTGCCGCGAATCGAGGTTCGCTTCGTAGAGAAAGGCGTTGGCCGCGTCGGGCGTCGCGAACGGCGGCAGCGTGCTCGGGGTGTCGAGGAAGCCGGCCGAGAAGTTATCCACCCAGATGTCGGAGATCGGTTGCTGGGCACTCATCCCATGAACGGCCGAATCCGCGGCCGTGCCGGTTGAATCGTGTTGTCGTGACCGACCAGCGCGATGAGCGACGCGTTCGATCCCTGATCGACGTCAGTCAGCTCGCCGCGATTGACCTTGAAGTAATTCCCCATGCGCTCGAGGAGCGCAGAGACCCAGAACTGCGGCACCGTATCGGCGTCATAGAGCAGGCGTTTCGGCAGACGGAGACACGGCACGCCGATGATCTGGCCCGCCGTGATCGGCTTCGGGTGCAACACGATCGTCGGAATCTCCACCTGACTCTGTTCCGGTAAGAGTTTCTGGAGCGTCGCGCCGGCGGAGTCCAGGCGCAGCGTCACCGTGCCGCGCGAGCTGGTGTGCTCGGTGTCCGGGGTGTCCGCCTCGGTGTACGCCTTCGTGAACCCGGTGATCGGCGGGAACCACGTGCCGGCCGCGACCGGCGTCGTGCCATTGAGCGTCAGCTGCGCCTCGTCGACGACGCCGTCACTGTTGATGCCCTGCACGACGACGGCAATATCGGTGTCGCTGGCGTGGGACGAGACCAGTTCGAGCGCTTGGCCCGCCGTGTCCGGCTGCGTCGTCACCGCCGACACGCCGCCGAGCGAGTACCGCTCTGGCACGCTGGCCACTTCGAGGTCCGTGCCCGCCTCCGGAAACTCCATCCACAACGCGTCAAGGTCGTAGGGCACGAGATCGCGCCCGGTCGTGAGGTTCCGCACCCGCAGGTGCGGCGGAATGCGCCCGAAATACGGCGGGAGCGCATAGGTGCGCTGGTCCGCGACGGTCGTGACCTGCACGGGATCGGGCATCCGGTGATCTTTGAACGGATGGCGCAGCCAGATGTCGAGATAGGAGACGTTCAGGAGCCGTTCGGCGAGATCGCGCGACCGGGTATCGCCGTACTCGCCGTGCATGTGCAGAAACGTGTCGAGCAGCTCGCGGCGTGAGTTGTTCATTGACAGGTGATCCGGTACTTCTGCTGCAAGGGCGGCGACGCGCAGATCACGTCAATCGTCACCGCCTTGACGAACTCGAACTCTTGGGCATGGCGATACGCCAGGGCCGCGAGGCCGAGCACGAGCAGCCCCGCGAGCGTGCCGCCGAAGGCCAGGGCGAACGTCCGCATCACTTCAACAACAGCCGGAGCAGGGGCTTCAGGTAGCTGATGATTTCCGGCGGCAGCTCTGGCTCGGTGCGGGGATCGGGAAACTCGCTCGGGGTGTAGTAGAGGACCCACGCCGAACCGTTCCAGCGATAGAGCTGGCCATCAGGCGTCGCGCCGTTCGTGGTGTTCCACTCGCCGACATCCGTCGCCCAGAAGGCGACATTGACGAGCGTCGGCGTGATGGTGTTCATCTGCGCGAAGGTGCCGACGCCGACCCCATGGCCCGACTGCGCCGCGGCGGCGCTCCCGTCGAACCCGGCGGAGGCGTGGCCGTGCGGGTAGCCGTCGTGATCGAACTTATGCGTCCCAGAGCGGACCGGGTGATTCTGATTGTGCGTCCCGCCCCACGGCAGATTGGTGTTGTTGACGCCGACTGTGTTCAACCACTGGTAGCACCCTTCGACCACCTGATCGTACGGAATGACCGGGACGTGATCGCTCTGTGCATTGTTCGCCGTGCCGGTGTAGTTCGGCCGGTGGAGGTTGAACGAGAAATTGTTCGCCGTCGGCGCCGGGTCCGCGAGGATGTCATACGTGCCTTCGATGTCCCCCTTGGTCGAGCCGAGGTGAATGTAGTCGTCCGCGTCCAACCCGTGATTGGTCCGCGTGGCCGTCACGAGGCTGTTGGTGTAGCTGTAGTTGAACGTGCGCGACGAAATCCGCGTGCCCTGACCGGCGCACGAGTTATCGAAGAGCTGATTCACGCGGTTGATCTCGACGACGAGGGGCGGATCGTTGTCCGTGAACCGGTGCGGCTCGTTCGCCTGTTCCGCGGCGAGGTCGACGGTCAGCACGCCGATCCCATCCGTGACGCCGTTATTCGACCGGATGCGCCCATGGCACATCGGCGACGCCGGGACGGTGGATCCGTTCCCGCCGTTGGAAAAGCACCCCTGGACCTTCAGCACCATGTCGACGTAGTCGTCTTCGATCCACGTCACATTGCCCGCTGTCGTGATTTCCCATTCGTGCCCGTTCGCGTGCGGTGTGATGGTGCCAATCGTGAACACTTTGAACGGATTGCCGGCGTCGTTGAGGTCCCAGATGCACTCGCCATCGGCGGAACAGAAATGCCGCCCCTCGTGTGAGTCCCAGCGGTTCGTCTCGAACTGGCCGACGCTATCGTTGTTGGCGAGGTCCTCGTAGTCGTTCATGAACGCGATCCAGGACCCAGAGCGGAGCTGCCCCTGGTTGCTCACGCCGACGAAGGTGTTGCCGTAGTATTCGCCGCACCGGCTGCCACGGAGACGCCCGCCGCTCTCGGTGCCGTGCGCGTTGATGTTGCCGTTCTGGACGTAGTTATACCGAAACACGTAGCTCGTGCCGCCCCACGAGTCGGTGACCGGAATGCCGCTCGTCAACGAACCCGTCTTGACGATGTAGTTCGACTCCATGAGGACGGTCGTCGTGGTCCCGCGTGGACACGGATCCGCCCACCTCTGATCGGGATAGGCAAAGCTGTTCGCGGTCGTCCCGACGTTCTGCATAAAGTCGGTGCCGGAGGTGCGCGAGAAATAGTTGTGGTCAATGAGGCCGTTCCCCGTGAACGGCTCGAAGAACTGATCCGGGTCACTGGTGGTCGTGAAGCGGATATGGTCGTACCGGAACATCCGATCATCGAGCGGATCGCCCGTGGTCTGTCCGTTGACTTGCAGCAACCCGGCGCCCGTGCCGAGGTTCGTCGCGCCATCGAGAAAGGCGACATGCGCGAGACGCGCCGTGGTGCCGGTCGCCGTCGTGATCACAAACAGCGACGACGTGCTGCCGGCTGGGAGGTCGTTCGTGATGATCGTGGTGCACGCTGACGGGATGCCTTCGATGCCGCCCATCGTCTCGAGCGTGCAATCCTCCTCGCCCCGGACGGTGATGTCGTGGGCCTGCGGCTGCAACGTGACCTGCGCCGTCCACGAGCACGAGCCCGTCTTGATATAGACCGTGTCAATTTCGCCGGCCGAGGCTTCCGCCTCGTCGATCACTTTCTGCACGTCTCCCTCTTCGCACGAGGCCGACGTGACCGAGTCGCGCAGGGTGAGCGTCTTCAGTTCTCCGGCGGTGGTGACGATCAGAATGATGATGGATGTCGCAACGCTGGCGGCTAACTTCATTCCCCTCCTTGGTTCCGCAAGTGCTCGAAGAACTCACCGACGTGGAGCAACAGGCCACGTCCGGTCGACGTGGCGGTATCAGCCGCCGCGATCTCGGCCGCGAGACCGGCCGTGTTCACGCTCGACGCGGCATCGCAGACCACGCTCGTGTCGTTGTCGGTCCGGTACGAGAGCTGAAACCCGCGCGTGGGCGACGTGCCCGTGTTGTCATCCAGCTCGGTAAAGCCCGTCTCGTCGTTGAAGAGCGTGCCGGCCTGCGCGCCGCAGAACTTCACCGCCCCGTTGAACGCCGAGCTAAAGGCCGAGAGCGAAATGGTCACATTCGACGGCGTGTCTGCCGAGTTCCCATTCGACTGCACAACGGCACCCGCGCCATTCGTCCCCGTCGTGACCACGCCGGTGAACTCGATCATGTTGATCGTCACCGCGGAGGTCGTCTCACCGAAGTTGACCGTATACGTGCCCGATCCGGGCGCCGCGTTCAGGCACCGAAAGAGCGTGACGCGGAACGTCGGCGAGGCTTCGGTGTTGAATTGCCGGGAGACGACGGGATCCCAGGTGCACGTCAAACTGCCGTTGGACGAGGCCGTTGGCGTGGCCGGGGTGCCCGAATCGCGGGCACTCAGCACCGCCAAGAGCACGAGCGCGTTCGCGGTGGGAGACGCCGACGAGGCACTCGTGAAACTCGTGTTGTCTGCGTTGGTTTCCAGCGCACCGTTCGTGACGAGCGCCGCCGCCAGCGCGCGCCGCGCCTCGATCTGCACGACGTGCCACGGCAGCAGCGAGAGGAGCGCCAGGACGATCAGCCAGATCGGCGGTCGGCGCATTTACTGCTCGGTAATGACGCCGTAGATCCCCACGGCAGCATTCGTGTTATCCGTGCTCGTCGGACCGCCCGTGATGCAATAGCCCAGGCCCGTGCCGAACGCGATGCCCTTCGTCCCGAACGAGAACGCAAAGCCAGCGCCCGATGTGCTCGCCGGAATCGCGAGCGAGAAGGTGAACCCGGTCGCGGAGCTGCACGTCGGCGACGTCGCGAGGTTGTAGAACCGGATGTAATAGATCGTCGAGGTCGTGTTGACCAAATAGACGCCCATCAACCGGCCGGCTTGGTTGTTCAGCAGCGTCGCGTTGTTCGATGCCGCGCTCACGACGGGGTTGCCCTGCGATCCGGTGTGTAGCGGATCGTCCGTCGACGTCACGACGCGCGTGGTCGTGCTATCGATGACGCCCGCGCCCGCCGAGCTCGTGCTGATGGCATTGCCCGACGCGTCATAGACGGTGACGCGCAAGCTGTTCGCCGTGGTGTTCGTGATCGCGTCACCGCCCGCGGCATCCTTCAACACGCCGTCGTAGGGCAGATCGTCGTTGACGACCTCGCTGCCGGTGGAGTCGACGAGCATCACGCGCAGCGCATCGGCGCCGGCCTGCGTGACCGCATCGCCCCCTGGCGCATCCTGCAAGACGCCGTCAAAGGACGCGGCCGCCGCGACGCTCGACGCACCGCCCGCCGGACTGCCGCGCAGGAATACCTCAACCTCGCCGGTCGACCATCCCGACGAGATCACGCGAATCGCGTTCTTCCCCGCCGTCGGACAGTCCCAAATCCCGTTGGCAGACGATCCGGTGACGGTGACGGTCTCGTCCGGCGCGAGACAGTTCACGGTCTGATAGTTTTCGAGGTCGATCGAGACCTGAAACTCCAGCGTGCCCGTCCACGTCCCGGTCAGCTGCACGCCGACGGTCGCCCAGCCGCCGGTCGGCAAACCGATACCGCCGGTCAGTAGCTGGACGGGTTCGTCGACGGCGTCGATCGTGCCCGTCGGCACAATCTGCGCGTCGACCCGTGACGGCGCCAGGAGAGCACCCGCCGCCAGGACGGCGCTCAGCCACCGACACATCCACATCTTCATTGCTCTCTCGCCTTTTTGGCCCGGCTTCGGAGCAGGTGAATCTCGACGCACGGCGGGTGGATCAACTCAATCCCTGCCCCGCCGTACGCCGTGGGTGCTTACGCTTCCTTCGCCCAGGTGCCGACGATGAACTCGATGCGCCAGGCCGAGGTCCTCGAGGAAGCGCGCCAGCGGTTCGTTGGTGAGATAGGACATTCAGGATCTCCCTTTGTCGAAAATGAGTCACACGGACTCGGTTGCTTACGTGGCCACCGTGTAGGTGTGACCGACCGCAAGACCGACCACGAGCCACTTGTAGGTGGTGTCGGCCGTGCGAATACACGTCGCCCGGATGAGCGCGCCGATCTTCTGGCCAGAGGTCGATGCCGCGAGCGAGTTCGCCGCCGCATCGTTGAACGTGACGACGTCGCCCGCTGTCGCGCCGGCCACGACGATGTTCTGATCGGCCACGCCGAGGAACTCGTAGCGGTCGCCGAGGTAGCTGATGTTCGGGGTCGGCAACGTGAACGTCACCGATCCGGAGGCGCCGCGGTTGGTAAAGAGCGTGCCGCTGCGATCGGCCATGCGGGTCACGCTGTAGGCGGCCGTCTTGTCGACGACACGCTGTTTCGGAACGAGTGGCATTGAGGATCTCCCCCTTTACGCGGTCGGCATGCCGGCGTTCGAGATCCGCGAGCCCGCCAGCCGTTCCAGCGGGTCATACGCGTCGACCGCAATGTCTCGATACAGCCCTCGGCGGCGGCGCCGTCGCGACTCGTGCGCCCACGCCTCTTCGTACTCGAGTTCGTCCGAGAGCTTCGCCGCCCCTCGCACGAACAGGTCTTCGCCTTCCTCACGCAACTCGCGGAGGATGTTCCACGGCCGCGTCAACCATTGCCAATGCACGATCGACACGTGGATGTAGCCGTCCCGCGCCTGGATATGCAGATCGGAGTGATCGCCGAGGCCCGCGTTGCACGCCGGCACGCGCCGCGCGCGCCGCTCGAGCACGTAGTAGCCGTCGCGCTCCGCGCTCTTGCGCAGCCGCAGCGCGGGGTCGGCCAGGGCGAGGTACTCCGGCACATGCGCGGCCCACGGGTCGAGCCGCAGATGTGGAGGCACCGGGACATGGATCATCGGGTCGCTTACCTCCGACGGCTCGTGCGACGGATTTCGTCCGGCGTGGGGGCGCTATGCACCGTCAGGTCCGCCTCCTGCGGTTTCTCCCAGCCTGCCGCTTCGTTGCGCGCGAATTCGGCTTTAGCGTCACTGCCCTCGACCGGTGCGAGCGCCGCTGCAACGGCGTTGTCACTGCCGATCACCTGCTGCTGCGGCTTGGCGATGCCACCGCTCGGCGCCAGGCCGAGACCAGGCAACCCGCGGGCGAGATCGCCCGTGCGGCGGATCTGCACGTCGCGATCGACCGGCGAGAGCCCTTCACGGTTGAGGCCCTCCGACTTCCCGGCATACCGATCGAGAAAGTCTTCGTCGAACGGCACACACTGATCGTCCGGGTCGACGCCGCGAATGCCGATCCAGCTCACGAACTGCGGGACCGAGGCGTCATACGGGTTCGGGTTGCGCGTGCCGGGCACGATCAACCGCTTCTGGAGGTGCTGCGCCGTCGCGTACGAGACCTGGAAGACCGCGCTGGGCGGCACCACGTACGGATCGGCGTTGTGCATGTCCCGCAGCTCGAACGGCCCGCGGTTGATACAAAACACGGGCGTCTCCGGCGAGAGTTCCTGCTTCTGCTTGTGCGCCGGCAGCAACGTGATGACCTGCGAGAGGTCGATGTCCGTCGGCGGCGTATAGGTGCGTGCCATGGGTCGAAAGCTCCTCACTGCCGCGTGCCACGAGCGCGGGTGATGGTGATGCATCACCCGCGCTATACGCGGCTCCGCGTGCTCTGGTCAGACGGGGCTTAGGCCGCCTTCACCGCGAGCTGGTTGACGTCGATCCCTTCCCCGCGCGCGTTCACGTTCGGACGCTGGCAGTGGAAGTTGTCCTGAATGAGGTAGTAAGCGGTGAACTCGTCGTACTCCGCCACCCACTTCAGGACGTGACCCTCATCGGCCGCCCACTCGCCTTCGTTCTCGACGTAGCGGGTCCACGAGGCTTTGTTGATGCCGAAGAGCATGCGATAGGGCGCATCGCGGTCCACGAAGAGCGGGATGTCGCCGTAGGTGATGGCGCGGCCCGCGGGCTTCTTGGCCGCGACGGTGCCGCCGTCCGGACGCGAGAGATCCGCGCCCGTGTAGCGCCGGTCGGCCTCGAGCAACGTCAGATAGGCGCGGCGGACGGCATGCTCACACGCGAACATGTCGAACTGCTTGCCCGTCTTGATGTTGACCGCATCGACCATCTGCTGGATGGCGTCCAGCGAGAGCGCGCCGATGCTGGTGGCGACGTAGGCGTTGAGAATGGGATAGGTCGTGCGGCTCAACCCGTGGTAGGTCGCGACGTAGGTGCCGTCGTCGATCCCCGCGAGCAAGCCTTCCGGCTCCTGGTTGAGCGAGGTCTGCGTGGCCGACTGCGCGATGACGATCTTCGCGTTGTCGTCGCAGGTGATCGCTGTGTCGACCGTCACGGACGTCAGGGCGGTGGCGACCGCGGTAACGGTGGCGGTGCCCTGAATGTTGTTCGACGAGTCGAGGAACGCGAGGAACATGCCCGACGTCGCGTCGCCGTCGATGAAGCGCGCGCCGCCGGCCGAGCCCGCCACGTTGGCCGGGGAGTCGACTTCAATGGTGGTGTCGGCGGTCTGCGCGCCGTTGACCAGCGCGAGAATGCCCGACCCATAGCCCCACACGACGCGATTGCGATGGAACGCCATCGCCTCGGTGAGCGCTTCCATTTCCGCCGGGATGACCTGCTGCCAAGACCCCTTCTTGTTGCGCGACTGTGCGATGACGTTCCGCTCGAACCCGACGCGCCCATACGTGTTGCGCATCGGAACTTCGAAGTTCTCGTACACCGAACGGCCGGCCTGCGGCAGACGGCCGCGATTCGGGATCGAGCCAATCGACCGGTTGCGGCCGATCATGATCGGGACCACCTTCTGGCGGCCGACCCATGAATCGTCCTTGACCTCTGACTCCATCCACTTCGTCATGAGGTTCTCTTCGTTCACTTGGCTGTGGATCACGGGACCGTAGTCGTCTTTGAACAACGGATCCCACTGCGTGGTGTCGGACCCCGGCATCCACTGACGGTCATGCAGGCCGTCGAATCGAAGGTCCGAGCACGCGTGAAAACTGAATTTCATTCGCGAGACTCCTGCCCCCCTAGCCGATCTGGCGAATGCGGCGCGACACGTCCGCGACCGTGCGTTCTTTCGTCGCACGGGCGGGCGTGGGCGCACCGGGACCGCCAGCCTGATGCCGGGGGAGCGATTGATTGCGTTGGGCCATACGCTGCGCAGCAGCTCCGGCGGCAATGCGTTGCGTGGTCGGGTTCACACCCGCCTTCTTCAGGTAGTGCTTGATGGTGGCGTTCGGATCGAGGGTCTTCCCGTTCATCCGGGCGTAGTGGTAGCTGCCCTTGACACTGTCGAGAAACAGGTCGCGGATGTTCGGGTCCTTGATCTGCTTGGCGGCAGCGTCGATGCCCGCCGCCCAGCGTGATTCGATCGCGGACTGGCGATCGCGCTGCACGCCACCTTCAAGCGAATCGATCCGTTTCAACGCCCGTTGGTGATCCGCGAGCATGGTGCGAAGCTGGCCCCGAAGTTGATGGACCGTGCGCGCCTGCTCGAGGAAGTACTTGCCGGATTCGTCCGCTGTGTTCCAGGGGACCTGTTCGTTGAACGGCTCGTCCTGCTGCGGGACTGCCGGGCGACGTGTCGTGGCGGGGGTGCCGCCGTCCTCGTCATCCGCGTCGTCGCGCCCCTCGATGAGGAGGCGCCGCAACCTGGCATTGTTCTGGAGACGCTGTTGAAGCGCCTGATATTGACTGGCCGCGTGCATCAGACCGTCGAGATCGACGCCCTTCAATCGCGCGTTCACGGCGACGTTCTTGGCAACCTTGCGCTTCAGGCGTCTGTTGTCCTTCAGCAGCTTGCGAAACGTCTTTTCGTCGAGCGGGCGTGTGTCGTCGTCGTCGTCGTCGTCCCTGCCTGCGACAAGGTCTACGTCGTCGTCCTCGCCCTCTCCCTCGGATCCGGCGTGACGCTCAGCGGCGTCATCGCCTGCCTCACCGAGGGCAGGGTCGTCGGTGCCGTCGTCCAATCCGGGCTCATAGCCGGGATCGCCTGCGTCGGCGCCTTCTCCGCCAGCGCCGGCCGCGCCATCTTCTGGAGCCAGAAGGGGCATGGCGACCGTGCTGCGGAACATGCGAAAGAGGTGCATGGTCTGCTCTCCTCGAAAATGAGCGGGCAAATGAAAAGGGCGGAACACCGACGCAGCGCTTGCGGCGCTGTCGCGTCAGGTCCCGCCCTCGGAACTCACCCGCCCTTGTTGATCGCTGAACAGCGTGCGGTGGGCTACCGCAGGCCCGTCGGCCTGTGCTGTTCAGACGTGCCGTGACGCGCGTACCGCGTCACTCTTGGTTGCGGGTCGCTGAGTCGAACAGCGCTGTGAGAGGTAATGAGCCTCTCTAGGACCCACGCCCACCCGCGACAACTCTTGTCGTTCTTCAGCGTGCACGAAGCACGGTCAAACCGCCCATACCCCCGTCAGGTTGTGCGACCGGGCCCGTCGTCCGCTGGCACCGTCGACCGACGGTGGAGACGCCCTCCGCAGATAACAGCCCGGTCGGCACCTTGTGCACGATCGCGAGAAGGACCCCGGTCCACCGAGCGGACGGCCGGGCCAATTCGAACGTCGCGAGCTGGGGTGTGACAGCTCTGCACCCGGGTCCGAGATCCTTCACGTGACCTCACATCGGCGGCGGCGGTGGTTCCTCCTCCCTCACCGGCCGCAGCATGCCGGCCTCCAACAGGTCATCGACCGACGGGCCCTGCATCGGCGTCGGCACGCCTGGCGACAACACCCCAGCCGAGACCGCTCCGTCGAGCGCTTGCGGCGGCTGTTCCTGTGCCGGCTGCAGCGCCCCCGACTCGATCGCGCCTTCGAGCGCGCCGCCGGATCCGGGCGGTGGGGCCTCTTCCTTCGCCGGCGGCTGCGGACCAGCGGCGACCGCGGCCTGCTGCATCTGCTTCATCACCAGCGTCTGTTCGAGCATCTTCACGCTCTGCACCATGGCCATATAGACCGGCGCGTTCGCCGTGCGCATCTCTTCGGCCTCCTCGGTCTTGAGGAACTGCTTTTTGAGGTAGATGTGAACGGGCAACTCGATCATCTCGGGGTCGGGCGCTGCGGCCAGGACCTCGTCCGGCGTGCGGGCGGCCTTCCACCGATCCAGCTCGCGCGCCACCTGCTTGCGGTCGTTGTCGAGCGACTTCTTGAAGTGCGCCAGGTTCATCTCGACGAGCAACTTGCCACTCACTTCGGGATCCATCTGCGGCATCAGCACGCCCATCGACACGGCTTCCTTCAGCCGGAGCTGCTGCATCAGCGGGGACTTCGGCCAGGCGCTGGCGCGGTCGACCTGAATGTCAATCTGGCCGGAGAGGTCGGCGGCGGCGAACTGCTTGATCTCCCATTGCTGGTTTTCGCCCCGGATGCGGCGGAAGCGCGGCGACCACGCGCACTGCCGAGCGATGTCGAGCAGCATGAACGACAGATCGATCTCGAACTGGATCAACCCGTCGAGCGGGTTACGGAACTTCGCTTGCCCGCGCTCCTCGAGGATCTGCACTTCGCCCAGCGTCGGATCGCCCTCCGGCCGCGAGCCGGCCAGCACAGAGTTGAGCCCGCTGACCTCCTGCATGTTGGCCTTGATGCGATCGAGGTAGTTGAACAGCGCCTCCGGCGGATTGATGCCGCGCGTCTCGGTGGGCTTCTGGCCGTCCATTGAGCGGTAGCGCACGTGCTGGCCCGGGACGCCGGTCGGCTCGTCGATGAACGTGACCGTTTCGGGCACGTAGGTCGTCGGCGCCGAGTTGTGCATGATGATCAACTGCACCAGCGCGTCGACCATGTTGTAGCTCACCTGCAACGGCGCGAGGTCGTCGGCCGGCGGATGGCCGAACTGTGTCGCCATGCCTTCGGTCCACGAGCGGATGAGGATGTTCTTGTAGCGCCGGCCCTCGGAATCCTGGAACGGCAGCGGGCCTGGCGTCTGGGCCGTCTGGTCCTCGATCAGCTGCTCGCCGATCATCACGCCGTAGAACCCGTCCGGAAAGTAGAACTCCCCGTCATCGATCGGGTCGTGCTGCAGGCGATAGACGACCACGCCATCGAACTCGCCACTGCCGCCGGACTGACTGGTGGCGTTACCGGATTGCGGGCTCGCGAGCGACTGGAGCTGGTCCGCATAGGCGCGGGTGAGCGCGCCGTCCGCCTTGGCGCCTTTGTCCTTCACGAGGTCACGCGCCGACGGCCACATCCGGACGATGTCCTCGGGCGCCATGCGCGTGTGCGTGAGCACCCACGGCGTGGCCTTCGCGTTCGCCCGCCGGCAGGAGGACGGCAGCGAGTATTCGACGCTGGGGATCGGCTGCGCGCAGATCCGGCCAATCGGCAGGTTCACCGACATGGGCGCCGGCACGCCGAGCTCGTCCGCCTGCGTCGCCAGCTCGAACGCCTCGGTGTCCGTGTTCTCGCACTCCGGGTTCGGACACTTGCCGAGTTCGTCGATCTCAACCGGCGTGGCCATCTCGCCGCACACGGTGCACGTGTAGACGTCGACGGGCGCCTCGCCGTACTTCGGATCGTTGTCGTAGTAGAGGCAGTAGGCGACGCCGTTGGTGAGCGCCGAGAGACGATTCAACAGGTGACGATGCCCCTGGCTGTCATAGCCGCACTCTTCGCGGAGCACCGGGACCGCATCAATCGCCACTTCGGACGTGGCGCGGTCCTCGTCGGCGTCGGTCTTCGGGGCGAAGAGCTGCGCGGGCTCTGCCTGGTCGAGGATGGCGGTGATCCCGTCGATGTGCGCCGTAAAGAGGTTCGTGACTGGCCGTGGCACCCACTCGGGCAGGCCGCCCTTGTCCGGGTCGCTCCCGCGCTCGACGTAGCGCTGCGCGGACGGATCCCAGATCGACCAATGGTTCGCTTGGCCGCCGCGATCGAGCTTGTGATGCCAGATGTCCGCCCGATCGCGCAGCAGGCGGGCGGTGTGGCTCTTGGCGTCGCGAACGCAGCGCTCCATGAGCATCTTGCCCTGGCCCTGGTAGTCGACCGTGCGGGCCTCCGGCTCGGCGCCCGCGGCGTCCGGCAGGGGGACAGCGGCATCCTGTGCCGCGGGATCATCAGGAGGCGGTACGTGCACTCGTCATCGCTTCCTGGCCCGGCGGCGGTGACGGCATCTCGGTCATTTGCATCGCGCGGAAGGCGCGATGAATAGCGGGTTCGGAGGCCGAACGTGGGGCGGTGGCTACTCCGGAGACTTGTTTGACTTCGAGCAGACGGTCGAGGGTGCGTTCTTCGCGCTCACGCCAGTACTGCGCCTCGTATTTCAGGTTCGCCACGTCGCGCTCGAGGACCTCGCAGCGTGCGCACGGCGGCGGCGACGCGACGCCGCGCAAGAGACGCCAGGCGAGCGAGAGGCGCGCGACCCACGTCATCGCGGGGTCAGCACCTTGTCGATGAGCACGTTACCGTCACGGAACAGCGAGGCCACGAGGATGCGACGCTGGCCGCCGGCCGTGCGGACGTATTCGACCTTGTTGTCATCGAGCCACTTGTACATCGTGCGACGGCACACCCCGGCGATGACGCAGGCTTGATTGATGTTCACGTGCTGACGCCGCTCGTCCATCACAGACTCCGTTGTAGCACTCCGACCGCGAAACCGCCCAGATCAGGCCGGGTCGGGGATGAACTCGTTGCCCCGGACCTGTCCGGACAACTGTCCGGTCTGGTTGATGCTCGAGATGCGCAGGTGCACCGGCCCGCCGTCACGCGGCACCTGAACGACGGTCGGCAGCTTCATCGGGGTCGCCGAGCTCGCGAGGGCACGCAGGAACATTTCGAGGCGTGGGGCGTACGACAGTTCCGGCAGCTTCGGCTCGGGGTTCGGTGCGGGCGCGTCGACGAGCGGGGTATAGCCGCTCTCGAACGCCTCGGCCGGACTGAACGACAAATAGCCGTCCGCGTAGGCCACGAAGTAGCCGCCCGGTTGCGGCGTGTGCTTCTTCATGTAGGCGGCGTCGACGTCGGCCTGGAAGGCGATTTCTGCCGCCCCGATCGGCGCGAGCGTGAGGCGCCCGGCGCCGTCCTGCTCGATCACCTCGACCGCCACGATCTTCGCGGCGTGGACGACCTTGTGTGACTGGTACTGCGGTAACAGCTTGACGTTCATCTCGGCGGCGGCTCCTTGGCCGGCGGCGGTGGCGCGGGCTTTGGTGCAGGTGGCGGCGCGGGCGTCGCGGCGATCACCGTGCGCGCGTTGTCGCACACCGCCCGATCCAGCGTGATACGAGACTGCGCGTTGTCCTTGTAGACGAGGCGCAGATAGCACGTGCCCGCTTCATCGTAGAGCACGGCCGTTTGCAGGTAGGCATTGAGGCTCGTCGTCGACGGCCGTGTGTAGTAGCCGACACTGGCGCAGCCACACAGCGACGCCGTCGCGATGAGCAGGGCCATCGTCTTCACGTTAGAACTGGCCCTTGAGCGCAATCGAGCCGTTGGCGATGTGCACGCACTCGCGCAGCTTGCGCACGGCGACGGTCTGGTCCGCAGACTGCGGCGTGTTCGCGACGAGGATCTTCGCAAACACTTTGGCGCCCGCGCGAATGGCCTCGTATTTCGGGATCTGGTCCGGTGTCGGAGCGTGATACGTGAACAGGTCCTCAATCGCGTCGTCGTCGAGCTTCTTCATTGGCTCCTTTCACGCTTGCACTCAGGGCAAGCGATCTCGCCGTCGCCGTGCATGCACTCGCCTGCGCCGCGACACATATCGTCGATGCAGACGACGATGAAGCCCGCGCCCATGCAGGCGTTACAGCCGTCGTCGTATGGGTATTCGTCGTCGTGGCCGTACTCGTCTTCGTCGAAGTCGCCGCGCATAGTCATCGACCTTTCGTCTTACGCCAGGTTCGCCAGTACTGACGGTGCTCGGCGCCGCGGCTGGCGCCCGAAATAGGTCTCGAAGCCATACCGGCGTTCGGTGCCGCAGACCTCGCAGACCGCGAGGTCATGGCCGGAGGCGCGATGGGGCGTGTGCTGCAACGCGCGCAGGCGCACGACGAGATCGTCCGGCACTGGGTAGACCGTGGCCACGGACGATTCATGCTCGCGATACTCGGTGACGGCCGCGTCGACGTCAGCGACCCTCGGGTTACACCGTCCTTCGCAGATCAGCTCCATCGTGGCTCCAAGGATTTACTTCGGCCATCCGAACAGGGCCCACCGCAGGCGGCGGACGAACGACATCCCGCGAAAGTCGATGAGCGCGGCGACCGCCAGGTGATGCGCGCCGAGCGTGGGCACGTCGTCCCGCATCTTGTGATACGCGGCCGCCGCCGACTCGTTGAACGCCACGACCTGGTTCTCGGCCCGCGTCACGCTCTCGCTGATCACGTGCTGACGCTGCTCGAGGGCCATCACCATCTTGCCTTGCGCGTCGAGGCGGCGCGTCAGCTCCGCTCGCGTCGCTTCCAGCGTGCGCTCGAACTCCTGCACCTGCTTGGCGACGCGTTGGGACACGTCCGTCGCGTGATTGGCGCTGGTAATGCACTCGTTCGTGCGGAGGACGGCTTCGTCGTGGATACGGGCGGCCTCTTCGACCACGTCAGCGACGGTCGCGAAGTTCCGCTTTTGTTCTCGGCCCATAGAGTGGTCCCGGCGTCACGGGGATCGAGCGCTCTACCGGCTCCCCGGATCGTGGGTGCCGGGCTTCCACCTTCACCCACAATCCGGCTCCCGGGGATGCAGTCGCTGCTAGAGGCTCATAACGAGCACCAGCCTGACAAAAGGCTGCGGTGGAGCGCAAGAGCTAGCGGCGGACCAGACTCCCCATCACGCCGCCCGGGCGTTTCTTGTGGCGCTTGTCGAGCGTTTCGTAGTGCTGCCGCTCGAGCGCCGGCAGGTGCGCGTAGGGGTCGACGATGAGCGTGCGGTCTTGGAACGGACGCGCCTCGAAGAACCGGCCGATGTCCTCGTAGCAGTTATGAACCAGGAGGCCGTTGGCGAAGAACTCGTGCGCGTCTTCGACGGTTAGGTCATACACCGCGGCGCGCCCGCTTGGCCGCACGGTAGTAACACTTCGGGTCACCGCAGAAGCGCTTGTTCGGTCGCTTCGTGGCGAATCGAGCGCCGCACCCATCGCACCGGACAAAGCGCGTCGGCTTCGACTCTCGCTGTCGTTCCTCGAACGAACGATTGATGCACTTGGCGGAACAATAATTGACGTCGCGCAGCTGGTCACCGGCGATGTCAGCGGGTCCCCCACACATCGCGCAGGTCGTGAGGACACGAGGGATTGCCAGCCGCGCTTCAGAAGCGTATCCAGCGTTCTCGCGACGCGCAGCGCGCTGGCGAGGAGTCGGATTCCTACTATGGAGCGAGAGATGCTGCTTTCGAGGCAAGAGTTCGAGATTGTCGGGATGGTTGTTTGCACGGTTCCCATCCTTGTGGTGCACATGACAGCCAAACGGCAGACGCCCGTGCGTGTCTCGCCACACGCGGCGGTGAAGGCGACCGTAGCCACGGCGCGCAAAGTAGCGACCGCATTTGTAATAGACCACGTCCCGCCACACCTGCGCTGTCTCTGACAGCACGATTGGAGCTTCGACCACAAGGAAACCTCTGTCGCGTAATACGGTATGAAGTCGTTGGATATTTCGTCGACACGGATGAATCCACGCGTTTTGTCAAAGATTCCATGGTTCCCAGTGGCGCGCACGGCGCCGCCAGGTGTCACGACCTCGAACACCTCGGCATCTGGCGATGTCTGCCAGGCACGCAACACCCGCCGATAGCCTCGGCGCGTCAGGAGCCTGTCACCGGCCAGAATCCGCTCGATCGGCGTCAGTCCTTCGTCGGTGTGCACCAGCGTGCCCTCGGCGATGCAGTGGTTCTCGGAGTCTTCGTCCTCCACGTCGGGATCTTCCTCGTCCCATGGGATGTCCGGGACCGTGCGGATCGCCTCCGGGCACGCAGTCGTGATCGTCCAGTTCGGCAACCCGTCGACGTTGGTCTGCAGGGCATCGAGCCAGCGCTGCGGCCGCGACTCCCGGGCCGGCCGGCCCGCGGCACCGAGCCGCACGTTGCAGAGGTGCAGCAGCTCGTCGCAGTAGACCTCGTAGATCGATTTCGCGCGGCCGAGTTCCTCCCGTGACGCCTTCATCGAGGGGTCGATCACGATCCACTCGGGCTTGTAGTTCCGGTGTTCGAGCAGCTGGCGAATCATCTGCGCCTGTTCCACGTCGCGCTTGCGGGGCATGTAGAACTCGAAGAAGGTCCGCACGTGGCCACCGGGCAGGCCGGCATGCAGGTGAAACGACCACGGCACGCCATAGCCGTAGTCGACCGAGCCCCAGATCGGGGCGCCTGCCGGCGGCTTCCAATGCGCGTTGGGGATCACGTGCCAGGGGATCACCTGACCGACCGACAGCGCCGCCGAGAGCGCCAGCAGATCCTCGTCGGTCTCGTGGATCATCTTCTTCTCGCGCCAGAACGGGCCGACGATCATCTGATCGTAGGCGTCCCAATCGCCCTCCGCCAGTTGCTTCGCCTTGTCGCCCCCCAGCGCGTAGACCTTGGCCAGGTAGTGCGGATCGGCGTTGGCCAGCGCCATGTTGTCGTGGAACCACGCCGGGATGAACTGCCGCGTGGGCACGAACTCTGGTTTGCTCGGATCGCCGGGGAGCGGCAACGGGCGCCACACCTCGAAGGGCTGCGGCGGCAGGCGCCCCGGGCCAAGCTCCTCGGGCCGAGGCCGCAAGAACCAGCGTTTGAGCCATCCATGGCCGACACCGCCCGGGTTCGACATCAGGCGGATGCGCTTGCGCATGCCGAGACGCGCCGAGCGCACGCGCGTCATCAGGTATTTCACCTGGAACTCGGTGAAGTGGGACGCCTCGTCGATGAACAGCGCCACCCACTGCGCCGACTGGTAGCTGTAGACATCTTTCTCGTGCTGTGCGTGGCAGAACCAGAGCTGTGAGCCGTTCCAGAACGTCGCCACCAAATCCGAGGCATTGAACTTGGCGATGTAATCCGGCACGAGCAGCAGGAAGCGGCTGATGATCTCCTGCTTCAGTTCCTTCAACTTGCGGCGGAAGAACGCGACTTTGACGTTCGGGTTCTCGATGCAGATCGTGATCGCCTCGACCAGGCCGAACTCGGACTTGCCGCCACCGACGGCGCCGCCGTAGAACAGGACCTCGGCGACGGAGGCGTGCGCGAACGCCTGTTTCGGCTGCGGAACGCAGCGATCACGGCGGGGATGGCAGGGGGGATCGTGCACGCACTCGCCGGACGGATCGGTGTAGCCCCAATTCCAGCCGGCGCGCAGGGACGCGAGGCGGCGCGCTTCCTTCGAGCGCTTACCGCTCATTCATCATCAGGCGTCGGATCTCCCGAAACTCCTGGCTTCTCTTCGGTGTCGCCCATCACGCGCACGACGCTGCGATGATGCGTGAAGGTCGCGGTGTAGGCGTCGTCGACATCGCCCAGGTCGACGCCGGAGAGGAACCGGCCCTCCTCGTTGGTCGTCCAGTCCCCCTCACGGTACTGGCGCGCGACCTCGGCCTCGATACGCAGCTGCTCGAACGTGGGTTCGTCATAGAACCCCTGCGGCCGGTGCACGCGCTCGAGGACGTTCAGCGCGTAGAGCTTGTGGAGATACGTCGCATTCGCCGCGATCGGCGGCCACGTCCAAGGCGGCTCATCATCGAGCAGGAAGACGACGCGCGGTTCCTGGCGATAGAGCGTGACCTGCGTATCGCGTGGCGCACCCCACCGCAGACTGCCGCCGATCAGGCAGCTCCCCAGCTCCATCCGATGAAACGTGAGCGCGTTCGGATGATCGGGCGCTCGCACGCCCAGCTCTTCGAGCGCGACGCGGAAGAGCACCTGTCGCTCCAGAGCGAGAGACTCACTGTCCCGGCGCCCGAAGGTGCGGAGGAACTCGGCAAGCTCCAGCGACGGCGGCTGCGACTGGCGCAGCACGCGGAACCATTCACGGACCGTCATTCGGGGTTCTCCCTCGGCTGGAGCACGCCGCGCCAATACCGCGGCAAATCGGCCTGCGCCTCGACGAGGTAGCGGTCACAGCACGGATCACAGTCGGCGATCCGCACGTGCAGCGTCGTCCAATTGTTCTTGTTGAACAGCCGCAGATGCCCCA